ACCATCAGTAATATTGTAATTAAGCACTATTTTGTAGAAAAATAATATAAATCTATAGTTAGAGGCGGTAAGGGAAACTTTACCGCTTTTATAGTGTAGATTTTACACACATATTGAAAGTTACAAAATAATGTGATAGGATAGGAGGTGCTAATAATTGATGGAGGTATAATATATGATAATTTTTAATAAATTAGGGCAACTTTTAAAAACACGCAATATGACTTGGAAAGATTTATGTAATGCAGGTTTGTCTCAGAATATGCCAACAAGATTTTCAAAAAACGAAAATATAAGTTCTGATACAATAAATAAAGTGTGTGAATATCTTTGTGTTCAACCATTTGAAATTATGGAATGGATTCCAGATGCGGAATGGAATGCAAAAGAAATTGAGAAACAAGCTATTGAAGCTCAAATAGCCGAACTTCAGGCAAAATTAAATCAGATGTAACACTCAAACTGCGTCAAATATAATAACCACACCAACAAAGCACCCAAACGCAAAGGGTGCTATTTTTTTACCCTAAACAAATACTAAAAGAAAGGAAACTAAAGCAATGCGAAAAGAAATCGAATTTACACACCAAGAAAAGCGAAAATTACTCACGGCAATCTTAACAGTCACACTCTCAATTTCTGCCTTATTTATAGGTAGAGCAGTTCAAAAGGTAACTTACAACAATCACACATACCCACTATCAACAGTGGTTGAGTGTGTAAACGGAAACGAAATAACAGCCAAGGATTTCAATGGAAACCTTTGGACATTCACAGATAACACAGAAGATTGGATCAAGGGAGATATCTGCTCATTAATAATGCACGACAATTATACAGATATCATATATGACGACACAATTATCAAAGCTCAATATTCAGGTTTTGTAAGATAAAGAAGGGAGAATATTAATATGTCAAAAGAAACCTATAATTACAAGAGAACAGCAATCACAACAGCAAGAGATTTGTGTTATTCGGATGAAGTAATAATACAGATTCATAATGCAAAAACGGAAAATGAAATCTCACGGATTATGCGTGATGCAAGATTAGCACAGGAGGTATAAAGCAGAATGGAAGCATTTAACTTTAGAATTATTAAGTGTGCAAACGGAGCTGAAATAATAGACAATACTTTGTCAACTCCGTACAACTCATTAACACCTATTCAGATGATGGATTATATCAATGTAGAAAACAGTCTGTATTTTGCAGAAAGACAAAAGAGATGGCAGAAGGCAGCCGAACCAACAATTATTGGCAAGGTAAAGAATTTTGCAAGGAGGATAATACATGAAGGGATATTATAATGGATTTGCTTATATGGGTTATATTCCATCTTTAGGCAAATATCAGCAGTTTGAAAGCGAAACTGCATATAAAAATTATCTGATAGAAAGAGGTGAGATATAATGACATATGGAGATTTTTATGATATTGCAGAATATGGCAATGCAAACTGGAAAGGCAATTTTACAGCAAGGGAAATTGCTTGTAATGCTTACGATTATCTTGTTGAGTTTGAAGAATCAAAGGTAAGAGAAACGGTAACACCTGTTATTCAGGAACTTTGTAAATTACTTGCAGAAGATGGAAGTGAAGAATGCAAAGAGTGGCTATATCAAATGGCAGATGAATTAGGTTTGATTGATATGGACTATCAAGATTATCTGGAAACAGATGAATGGCTTGAAAAGTTTAGTAACTAAACGGCAAGCGAAAGCAAGCCGTTATTTTTTTACTTAAAATACATATTAAAAATATTAAAAAGAAAGTTGAGGTAAAATATTATGTGTAAAATGTTTGAAGTAGTAACAGGAAGAAAGTCAAAGGGAAGCATTGATAAGTTGGAAGGTCTTACAAAAGCTTACAGAGATATGCATGAAGATATTGCAATTATTAACATTCCAGTTGATTTAATGGAAGTTGACACACGGTATCAGACAGATGAAAGAACGGAAAGAGATTTGAAGTATCTCACTAATAACTGGGATGAAAGAAAACTCATGCCATTATTAGGTGTTCCTCATTGGGAAGAAGGCAAAATATACATAGTAGATGGCTATGGCAGATGGATTGCAAGTCAGATTGTAGACAAAGATAAATACAAGGATTTAAAGGTACAGGTTGTTCTCAATGCACCAACAGAGGATAAAGAGAGAGTTGCGTTTGAAGCAGAGTTATATGCTTTTCAGGGAGTATCAGTTCGCAAGGTAACTCCAATACAGAGACATGGAGCAATGCTTGTATTACATGATCCAGCAACAGAAACTCTTGAGAAAATGAAGAATATATATGGTTTTGCTTACAGAGAAAAGGCAGGTAACAGAGGAATGGGCGTTCTTGGCTCATATACAGAAGCATTAAGTCTTTGTGCAATCGACAATGGAGCTTGTGCAGAATATGTATATGATATTATCCGTGATAGTGGCTTCAATAGAAAACACAGTGGATATGTAAGCTATGTTACAAGAGCATTGCGAGATATGTATAAACTATATGCACAGGATAGAAATGAAACTAAGGAATTTTTGTCAAATAATTTCAGACAGATTACACCTGAAAATCTTAAGGCAAATGCTTTAACAAAGTATCCTGTTCTCGATTTTAGAACCGCTGTATCTCTTTATGTGGAAGATATAATTGTTGAAGGACTTGGACTTGAACAGTCAAGACAGATTGAAGGCACTAAGGTTATATTCATTAAAAAGAGAACTGCTTAACGAGAATAATAATATATAAAGCTGAACTATCAGGCTATACGGGTAAAAGAAAGGAAGTGAGATTTATGCACAATTTTAGAAAGTCAAAGCGAATGCGTGACTTTGATGTGATATTACGGAAGAACGGATATACACCGACAAGATGTAAGGGGAGTCATTTCGTATATATTAATCGAACAACGCATAGGATAATGCCTGTCAATAAGGATCTGAATGATATGGTAAGGCAGAGATTAATTAAAGAATATAACTTGGAGGTGTGATATGAAAGAAAATCATAGAGAAATATTAGTAGTATCAAATGAAAAAGGTAAAAAATTCTCTCTTATTGAAACAGATAATAATTATATTGTAGCTTGCGGATATTCTGCCTTGGAAAGATGGGGACAGCAGTGGGAACATGGTATATATTATATGTTTTCAAATGATAAAGAAAAATTAGTTGCACTTAATAAAGCAACTGAAAAGCTGTTTGAAAAAGTAAATAAGAATTATATTCCACGGACAAGACTTGAAGAACTTGCGACATTCTTTAAGGACGGACTTATTTCCGATGATAGAGAAAGTGCGTTTGAATTTTTTGAAAATTGTTGTGAGATGACAGATAAAGAGAAAGAGTGGTTCGGTATTGAAGAAGATAGTCCAATAGCAAACACAAAGTTCGAGAATCCTATGTACAACAAGGGCTATGATGATGGGTTCTCCGATGGTGCAAATAATGCAGATATATAAAAACATAGGAAAGATTGGAGAAAATAAAATGAAATATGAAGATTTCACGAGCGGAGAATATGTGAAAAAAGAAGATGTAATGACATATTTAAGAGTGTTTGATTGGACTATGCCAAGAGAAGAGTTAATTGAGAAATTTAAAGGCATTTCATCTATTACTCTTAACGACCAGGACATAAACAAAGTAAAAATAAATAAAGTGTTAAATGGTGAATGGAACAATGATTAATTAGAAATGGATAATTTATAAGGAAAGGTAAAGGTAAAATAATGAGTTTTCAAGAATTTGAACGTAAATACTCTTATCTTTTATCTTGGGAAGATGCAGAGAAAAAGGTAGGACGCAGGTTAGATTGGAATAACAATTTTGATTGTTGTTTATATCATGATTTGTTAGTAGAAGCTGTAAATGCAAAGTAAAGTAAATGCGTGTTTCTTTGTAGGAGGTGTCGATTTGAAAAGGCAGAATGTTAATAGAAAAAATAATATGATGGAAACAAGAATCAATGGAATTAACGAATTTGCAAAAGAAACAGTAAGTAATCTTCTTAAAAAATATCCAGATATTGATTTTTATGATTTGATGTTTCAATTTGAAATGCAATTCAGACATGAATACTCGAAGGCTATGTTAAAAGAAACATTAGACTAATTCGTGTTCATTAGAAATTGGAGGCAAGAGAAATGAATAGAATTGATGAAATTATTTATAAAGAGACACAGAAGGCAGCTTATGAAGAACAGTGCTTGTATGATTTTATCCATCAGGAACAGCCAAACGAAGATTATTTTGAAAGCTTAAATGATTATTTGGATGGAACAATGAGTATTTAAAATTCGCATTTCAAAGGCAGATTGGAGGATATTATGAATTTATATGATGGTTGTGAATCAAATAATGAAATCATTTATGGTTTTACTTCACTTGATTTTTACGATAAATTAGAAAAGCGACAAAATGAAATTTTATCACAAGGAAAGAAGGTTGTGTTTGTGGAATCAAATACAAGTGTTCATTCAGGTGCAAGAGTTGTTATATATTCTGATAAAATTCCCGAAATAATGCAGAACTATAAATATAGATACGTCAAAATCAATGGAAAATGGACAAGAAATAGTCTTCTTGGATATTGTGATTGCTGTGGAAAATATAGAGAACTTATTTGTTTGAGTAACAAAGGCAATACATGTGAAGATTGCTGTGATATAGGATTTTAAATGAAACTAAGATTTCTTGGGAAAGGAGTGAAGAGAAATGTCAAGTATTGAGGAATCAAAAGAAAGAGCACGGAACTTAAACGAACTCACGGATCATTTGATTAAATTACTTGAATCGGATGACAAGCGGTTCTCATTTGAATTTTGTGCAGGTGGCACAATGGAAATTTATGACAAAGAAAAAGAAATCGGTTATGCAGTTCATATTGCACCGATTGAATATGATAAGAACGGAAATGCGATAAATTTATAGGGGTGATTTCTATGATTTTAGAAAAATGGGATGATGAAGCGAAAGAGATAGTAAAAGGCTTTTCTAATAAAGAAAAGGAAAGACTTGATGCAATCATTGCAATGCATATTATGGTTTGCAATATTAATGATGAAGGAGCTTATATGACATGGATATATGTTGTTCCAGATGAAGCAACAGAATGGGATTTTATTGATTTTGCAAAAAATGATGAAGGGACAACGGAAAATGCTTTATTCAATGAAGCCGTTGAGTTATTCAAGAAGTTATGGAAGAATTATGCAGCAGAAAAGAATGGTTTGTATATTGGTGGAAAGTTATATTGATGTTTGGTAACTAAACAAAATAACGCAAACGCAAAGGCAGTTAGGAGAATAAATACCTAGCTGCCTATTTTATTACAAGAAAGCGAGGGTGTGATTATGAATGAATATTTAGAACAGGCAAAGAACTTCTTAAATAAGGCAAATGCAAAGTGTGAAATTGTGTACGGTGGTATTTCACGGAATGAGAACTGGAAAGAGAAAGAAAAAAGAAATTGGTATGATGTAACAATCACAACGCCAAGAGGCAAAATGACGTTCACATTCTGGGATAGCATTCACAATACAGAGATTTTCACAATGACATTTGAGGAATATGCAAAAAAGAAACTCAAATATAACAGAGTTGAAGATATGTCATATGGTGAAAAGGTAAAAGCCAAAAATGATTTAGCAAGATTAAAGGCAGATGCTGTACCAAACGAATATGATGTGCTTGCTTGTTTAGAGAAATATGATCCAGGAACTTTTGAAGATTTTTGTTCAGAACTTGGATATGACGAAGACAGTAGAACGGCAGAGCGAATTTACATTGCAGTTATTAAGGAATATAAAGACTTGACAAGAATTTTCACAGAAAAACAGATGGAAGAATTAAGCGAAATTCAGTAGGAGGTATGATTATGAGTTATTTATTCTTATTTAGAGAAAAAGATTCTGATGACAGAGATTGTTGTGCATATATTGATTCAAAGAATCCACGATTTGAATGCAATCATTTTTTTGGAAGTGTCAACTTAAATGGAGCTTGTTATACAGGACATGAATTTCCTGCTTATGAAGATATTGAAACGGTATTAACTAAGGCAGAATACAACGAATTGGTTCAGTTCAACAAGGCAATTAATGATTTAGGATATGGAATTACAAAGGGAGATGAACGCTATAATAAGGGAATTACATTAGCAAAATCAGTACAACATATCTATGATAAGCTCAAATCTGAAGAAGCAAAAGAATTTCAGCAGAAAATCATTGAAAGCGAAATCGAATATATGAAGGATGAATATTCACTGGATGATACAGATATTGAGAAGATATTTGATGAATATTATCTGGATTACAGAGACAGAGGAATTATTGGCAGTGTGTTCCAAAACAGCTCAGACTTAGGATACGAAGAAGCATGGAGTCTTGGATATATTAAGAATGGAGATTCTATTGCAGACAGATATTTCGATTATGAAAAGTTTGGAGAGGATTTAGTCAACGAGGATGAAGATTATCTCGAACTTGATGATGGACGAGTTGTAAGTCTGAATTATTAGAAAGGAGTGAAGAATATGACAATTACATATGATTTAGATTTAAACAGTTTTAATGCATGGAGTGGTGCAGTAGATACGCTTGACAGAATACAGAGAGAAGGTAAATGTGAAGAGTTGGAAAACATTCTTGAAGATTTATATCCTGATGGAATGACAGAAACGCAGCTTAATGATTTACTGTGGTTCGATTCTGAACAGGTGTATGAATGGCTTGGAATTAGAAGTGAAGAACAGATTAAAAAGGAAATCAAGGAGGCAGAAGATGAACTTGCTGATATGCAAAGCGATTTAGAGGATGAACTTGATGATGAAGATCTGACAACAGAAGAGAGGGCAGAAATCATTGACAGTTATCAGCCAGACATTGACGAAATCAAGGAAAGAATTGCAGACTTGAATGAAGAATTAGAGGATATCTAATCAAAGGAAATTGTAATTTACAGTGAAATTTTAGAAAGGTAAAAGGTGATAATTATGGCAGATACAAAGAAAACAAAAAGATTGCACATTGGTAGGGCTTACACATATGTAGGAGACACAGGAATTGATATTCCTATGGAATTATTAGAAGGTAAAACAGAGGAAGAACAGTTGGAAATTGCTTGTAAATATGCACAGGAACACATTGATGAAATTCCTGTTGCTACTAATGCAGAATATATTCCATACTCGGATAATTTTGAGATTGATGATATTGATTTTGAAGATAACGAACAGTAATACAGAGAAAAGGAGATCAAACTATGAGAGTAAATGAAGTAAGAAAAACAGAAACAATTGAGAAATTGGTAAAAATTGAATACATTGCAGAGGATGGAACTGTGTTTAGAAGCGAAGAAGAGTGCAAAAAATATGAGGAATCAGCACTGTTTGCAATTAGTAAAGAGTTGAAGAGAATGGGTAACAAAAATTATTTATCACATTGCGACATAAACGATGATTGTAGCTATGATGAGAAAGTTGAAATTTTTGATATACAAACAGAAAGGGATTTGGAAAACCTTAAAAGATACCTATACCTTGTTTTAAAGAAAAATGGAGCGAGTGATAATACGATAAATGATTGTTTTAAGTCAAAAGATGGAACGAGAAACAAGCACGTATTTGATGGTGTTACAGTAGGTCACGAAGTAATGATTTTTTGGAATTATGATGAGGATTGGTTCTGGGTTTACAATGACGGAAGTATTAACGGATATTGTGAATTTTTCAGAGAAAAGATCACAAAGCTTATTACACCAAAGGAAGCAGACTAATAGAGAGAATAAATAAAGGCAGATGCAAATAATTGTGTCTGCCTTATTTTATTAGGAAGGAGAATGTGAGATGCAATTGATGAAATTTGTAACAAGAGACACCAAAGATAAAAATAAAATTCTTGTATGGTGTACAACAAACAGACTAATTACGTTCAGAGATTTCATGCAGTATGTGTTGGATAATTTGAAAAATCCTAAAGATTTTATGATTATTGATACAGAAAAGGATCTTGTTTATGACATGTATAAAGTTGCAACAGAAATGTATGGAATGAGAAAGAGAAACTTTGAAGAAAGAATGAATGGTGTTCATACAGGAAAATGGGCGAAATATTCTAATGATGAATTGAAAAGTTTAGAGAAAGGAGAATGTAAAGATGATTACACGGAATTGTTTTGGGAAGCTTGAACCACGGATAGGTAAATATGTTGTGGAAAAACGACATGATGGGAAATGGGAAATTAATAAAGAAGAATATTGTTTAAAGACAACAGCAGTTGTCGGAGATGGTGTTCTGATGTGGATTGGAATTGAGCCGTTTGATTCAATGGTAAAGGCATATGCATGGTTAAAGAAACATGTAAACGAATTATTGTAGGAGGTAAGCGAAATGATTGAGTTAAAAGATTTATTAGAAGAAAATGAAACACTTGTGACATTTCATCTTTGTAATGAATATTGGTCACGGAATGCAATCACAGTAAAAGGAAGTGATGATATTTCTGGAGCATTAGAAATGACATTACATAGAATACTTGAAGCTGGTGGAACAGAAAATGATGTAAAGCGAATTATGGGTGCTGAAATTCCAACAGAAGATGAGTTGAAAGAACTTGAAGAATTTGATGAATTTAGCTGGATAGACTTAGGTTATGTATTACCTGGTTTGATTGATTTATGGGAAGAAAGCGAGGTTGATTGATATGAGTAACGAATATAAATATTACAAAGAAAATGGAAAATTGATGAGATTACATATTGAACAGGATAATGATCCAATTAATCCACGAGTAGATTTTGATTGTAATATAGGCAAAATCGTATGTTGGGGAAATAATTGGAGTTATCTTGGAGACAAACAGAATAAATGGGGTGATGCAGAAGATTTCTTTAAAGAGCTTTGCATGGAACATCTAACAGAAAAACAAATTGAAACACTTGTTAATAAGCGTATGAAAATTGTTTCGGTTGAATCACCTGCCGCAGAAAAACCAAATAAGGCAGAATATGAAAAAGATATTAGAAGTACAGTCTTTAAATATAATGCTATGGCTGAAAAAGCAAAAGAGCTTGAGCTGTCAGATGATGCAGCCAGATACATAAACATGGCTAATGTATATAAGAGAAATCGAGAAGATGAGTTCGAGAAAAACTTACGACTTTCCAAAGAATACAAAGTAGCAAATGATATTGGATGGTTTCAGTATAAAGGAACTAAGGAACAGTGCGAGGATTATATTAATGGAGAGTTAAGAGAAGGATTGCTTGACGGAGATATTTTCTATGCTAGTGCAGGAATGTATAAAGAAGCAATGGAGATGTTAAAAGGATCAGACGTTGTAATTCTTCCAGTATTTGTATTCGAGCATAGTGGAACTTCAATAAGCGTATCTGAATTTGGCGATAGATGGGATTCTGGTCAAGCAGGTTGGATTTATACAACAAAAGAAAATGTAAAAGAAACACTTATCAATTGGGGTGCAAGATACAAAGACAAAAATAGAAATTTCGTTGATGTAACGGAAGAAAATTGGAGAGAAGCTGCAATAGAAAATCTTAAAGGAGAGATTGAATTGTACAATATGTATCTTCAAGACGAAGTGTATGGAATTATCACAGAAGAATATGATACAGACAATGATGACTGGGAAGAGAAAGATTCATGTTGGGGATATTTTAGTGACAAATGGGGTGATGAACTTGTTAAGAATATTGCACTTAATTTTGGAGTAAGCGAAACATTATATGACAGCATTGAGGCAGTAGCATAAAACTAAATGAAAGAACCGTTTAATAAGAAAGGATGGTAAATGAATATGAAGAAATATCAGTGTTACTATAACGAAACATTATTAATAAATGGCAGAGAATATGTTGGAAAACGTATTAATACAGAATGCTTTAATTCAGAGGAAGAGGCGGAAAAATATTGCATAGGAAATGTAGGAATACAAGAATTTTCAAATGGGTCATATAGAGAATGTGAAATGAATTATGATGAAATTATCAAATAATAGAGAGGATTGAATTATGAAAACAATAATTGATAAAAGTGAATGTAGACCATTAAGCAATCGCATTGAAGGAAAACTTGTAGTAATTGATAGCAAGTTTTTCAAGCCAGAATTTAGAGAAGCAAAGTATCAGATTGTACTCGCAACTGGTGGTTTTGGTTGTGATGTAGGTAAAATGGGAAATACAGTATATGTAGAAGAAGTTCATACTGATAATCCAGAGCATTACAGACAGGAAAGATACAATCTTATTGGTGAACCAACAGAAGAGATTATTAAGGAATGGAAATCAATGAATGGGGAATTTAATGAAAAAGTACAGAAAGCATTGGAGGTGCAGGAATTATGATGACAAGAGAAAGATTTGCAGAAACAAACTGGAAAATGACATATGAGCAATATCAGAAATGTGATTGTACAGAATGTAAAAAAGAAGGTTGTATTCACAGAAATGCGTATAGAAGAGTACCTGAAATTGATGGTGGTCTTGGTTTATGTCCTAATCTGAAAGGAGAGTGATTAAGATGGTAGTAGAACGTAGATGTATTAATCTTTATTCTGACATGAATTCGTGGATGGATTTAGTTTTATTGGTAAATGATGAAGATTTTGATAAAGCAAAAGAAGTAACGGAAAAAGCTTTTGATGATTTTTGGAATGATCCAAAAGTTGAAGAAGAATGTTGGTGTTATGGAGATTGGGTTGGATGGAAACTGAAAGAAGCAGGTATCAAATATAATATGTATTTTAGAGGCAAGGAGAGTGATTAAAATGTATAAATTACGAATATATAAATTGTCTGGTATAGATATAGGCAATTTAGACCATGAGGAATTTTTCAATACTAAAGAGCAGATGGACAAAAGATATGCTGAGTTATTTGAAAGTGAATTATACGGCTTAAATCCCACAGCATGGAAAGAGATTGATGGTAAATGGAAGCGATTGGAAGGATATTAAAATGAGAGTAAAAACATATCAAAATAAACGAAACAAGCGGAAATATATCGAAGTACATAATGACGGACATTATCACAATTCTGTTCGTCAATATATAGAGTATGATCAGAAGGTTGCTGGTCGTAAGGTTGGAGTTATTAGGAATTACACTGGTGATGGAAAACTTCATCGGTGGAGAAAGGGTAACTTAAATGAGCTATTGGAAGATTACAAAGAGGTATAAGTATGGTAGACCAGTGGACAGGTGAATGGACAGAGGAAAAAGATTATAGCACATATCCAAAAGAAAAATGGTGCGATTGCGATTACATGGCTGCATGGATCAGAGAACAGAAATACGAGCCAAAAACATCAATGGGAAACTTGATCACGAATATTTTCTTACATTATGATTGTGAAATTGAAGAAGAGTCAAGCAGTTATAATACAGAGAATGGAAATTTTGAAGGAACATATGTTGAAGCTGTACAAGCATATGTAACTGATACAGGACTAAGCGAATTTGATTATGAAGCATAGATTGGAGTGATGGAAATGAAGAGAACACCAAAAGTAATTAAGCAGCAAACGGAAGAATGGTTAGATGAACGGTGGATGATTGCAAATATGAAAGATGCAAGACCACAAGATATGAGTTATTACAATGGAGCTTTGAAAGCCCTTGAATTTGCAGGTTACGAATGGAAACGTGATGTAGATGGAAAGCACACATTGTTTAAGTAGATTGGGGTAATGGAAATGAAAATAAAGTGTCCTAATTGCGGAAAAGAATTTGATTTGTATAGATTAAAACATGATGAAAATAACCTCGAAGGATTTTATACATGTCATTCTGAATGTCGAGCTAGTTTTGACATTGATTTTGATATGAACAAGACATTTATAACAGATATTCCTAAAATGGCAGATTTTAAAATCCTTACAAAAGAAGAATTTTTGGGAAGTTACAATTATTTAACAGAGGACGAATATGATGCAACCGCATTATATATGGACTGGTTAAACGCAGATGACGAAGAGCCTTAGAACATATGAAATAGCAATTTCAAAGGAGTTGGTTCGATGAAAATTAGAGTAATTGATTGTGATGCGATCGTAGGTTTTGTTGATTACGGAACTATTGATAGTGAAAAGAATGGTGGTTGGTCAACAAAAATGCGGTGTAGAAAATGTGGTGCAGCATGGCTTGCTGAAAATCATGCAAGTGGAATTGATAGTTGTCCTAAATGCGGAGCAAATGGAAAATAAAACATATAAGGTATATACGAATGCTTTTTATGGATATTATCATCCAGAAGATATTGAGGTTAAAAAGAAATCAGATATTGAAGATTACATAGAGTATTTAAAGAGAAATGGATTTACAGGAATGGAGTGATGAGATATGAAAACAATTACAGTAACTATTGAAGTATATGATAATTCATCAGTAGAAGATATAGAAAGAGCAGTTAGTGCAGGGCTTGATAGTGACGGAATTGATTGTACTTATAATGTCAAAGAAGTAAAGGAGTGATTAATATGGATATTAAAAGATTATATGGGTATTCAATTCAAGATTTGTCAACAGGAATTGTTTTGGCTGATAGTGCGGAAGAAGCAAAAGAGAAAGTAAAAGCTGCATATAAAGCACATGTTACTGAATTTAATCCTGAGACTGAGTGGATTGCAGTATGGAAATTAGATGAAAATTCATGGTTTGAAGATCATCCAGATGTGTTAGAAGTTATGGATTATTGAGATTGGAGAGTGATGAGATATGTATAAATGCGGAAATTATGTACAGCCAGAATCAGATGATTGTAGTTATAAAGATGATAGATGTTGTTACTACTGTGATAAGAAATGGGGCTGTAAAGCAAAAACAAAATGCGAATTTGATTGTTACGATGATAATAAAGATGAAGTAAATGCTTATTGGGAAGATGACAAGGAGTGATTTATTATGGCGAAAACATTAAGAGATTTTTGGAATGAGGCAGATGGAGTTTATGATTTTGTAGATAAGAATGGAGTTTCTATTGATGATATGAATTATCCCTTAGAAACAGAAGTGTTAAATGAACGGTTGGTTGAAGGTGAACAGTATGAGATTACATTAAATGTAGAAGTAAAGGAGTGATGAATATGCAGATTGTAAAAGAAAGTATTATTAAGAAACATTCATATGAAAATGGAGTTCATACTTCTTATACAGAAGTGATAGAACAGTACCATTATGATTCAGAAGAGGAACGTAATAAACATGCAGAGCAAATGACCGAGAAAGGATTTAACGATAGTGGTCAGGTTAAAGAAAATGTTGGTACGATTATGAATCCAAAACTTGTATGGTTCGGAAGCTATTATAAATATGAAAGAAACTAGGCAAGGAAACAAGAGTTTCTTTGGAAGAATGGAGGATATAATATGCGATTACCACAAGAATTATTTGCAGAAGCCTTATGGTTGGAATGGGATAATCATTATGGAATTATCCATAAAGAAAAATTACCAGATCTTCTCAGACGATACAATCTAAAATTAAAAAAGGAAAAGACTTTGGATGATATACAACTAGCTTTCGGTCGAGGTCTTAAAGGTACGTTTTGTAATACGGCAAAACAAATAGAGCAAATTGCTGAAGAAATTGACAAAATCTGTATCATTGCCAATTGGGAAGATGCGGTTGCAAAGTATAAAATTTGATGAAATGAGGATTTACTATGAAGATTGGAGAAAAATATTATGAATGATGAATATAGAATTGAAGTAGATACAGGAAATGGTGGGTATGGTTTTATAGATACATTACCAGAACTTCTTGCAGATGTCGAACTTGAATATGGAAAGAAAGAAGTAGAAAAAGTGTCTATATGGACTAAATCCTCGAAAGAGGGAGATGAATATGTAAGTGAAGATAAACGGATGCATATTTGGAATATCGGGAAAAGTTAAAGAAACGATGATTTACTAGTAAAGTGAGGTAAAAAATATGAGAGCAAGTAAGGTAAATGCAATAAATAAAATTGCAATTAAGGGTGATAGAAAAGAACCAATTATAGCAGCTATTCAAAATATTGAGATAAATCATCCTGAATTATATAAAGAATTATCAAAGGTTATTGATGTAGAATTATGGGATGGATATTCTCTTATGATACATGAAGAAATCGAATAACCAATGAAACGGAAATTTACAATGAAAGGTCGTGATGAATATGTTAGATTATAAAGAATTTAAAAAGGAAATGGAAAACAGAGGTCATGAGGTACATAAGAAAGAAGAGTATGTGGTAATTGTTCCTAATAATAATGTTAATGGTTATGGTAAGGGATTTTTAAGTGCATTAGAAATTGTTAGTGGTTATGAAGATAAGTTGATATTTATTGGTATGGATCATTTTAACACTTATGTATATAGTGCAAAATTTATGTTGGCATGATATAATTAATATAGTAACTGTGGAAACAGAATTTAAAAATGGAGGTAATTGTTATGATAGAATTAATTAGTGTAATTATAGCTTGGATTGTTGTATTTACAATTCCAAACAGATTTTTAAGCAAATCAGAAGCTAAGAAGAGAGAAGAGAAATATAAAAATATGTAAGGAGAGTGATGAATATGTTAGGATTATTGTTGTCTTTAGGAATATTTGGTGGAGCGGCTGCAAAAGCAGTTTATGATAATTATAATATGAAGAAATATTCTACCAGGTATGATGAGAATGGAAATCATCACTATTTTGATAGAGTTGGTACTGATTATATTAACGGAGAAAAAATTATAAGTGGTGGTTATACAGATGCTGAAGGTATTTATCACAGAACGGAAACAGGTTTAAATAGTAATAAAGTATATACAGATTATGTGTGTCCAAGTGAGCAAATGAAAGCCGATTATCAAAAAGAGGAAATTCAGTGGGCAAAAGATCATAATGTATTAATGGCGAATATTTATCAGCCCCGATTCAAAAAACAGGTAGCAACAGAATTAAGTACAGGTAAAGTAATTGCTTGCATGATGGATTATAAAGTAAATGGTGTAGAACATTACAGAAAATTTTACGTTAAGCCAGACGCAAAAGAATATGAATATAATAAGACAGCAAAGGGAGATATGGGAATAGAAATTACTAAAGATGAATATTATAGCATGTTCACAGTACCGCCAACATATTCTTGCCTTCCAAGTGATTACGATGTTGTAAATGCGTTGTATGGAGATAAATAATATGAATAAACAAAGAAGAGAAAAGATAGATAAATTAAAGGGTAGATTAAGTTCTGTGAAAATGGAAGTTAAATCTATTTCTTCTGAGTTGTCTGTTATATTAGATGAAGAACAAGATGCATTCGACAACATGCCAGAAGGATTACAGAGTAGTTATAGAGGAATGTGTTCTGAGGATGCCATTGATAGTATGGAAGAAGCAAGTGAAAAACTTGATGAAGTGATTGAGTTGTTGAGTGAAATTATGTAGAACGGGAAGCAAGTAAATAATAGATTCATTGGAAAATTGGAGGTAAAATAAATGGACAAAATAGATAAGAAAACATACATAGGTATTGTAAAATTCACATTGGAATCAATGGTTGATCTTGCAAAGTCTGATAAGAATTATGATCTTACGGCAGATACAATTCATTATTATGAGACAACTATTAAACCAGAAATGCAAATTAGCCAGGATGAGTTTTTAGAATTGTGTAAGGAAGCTGGAATTAAATAGATTGAAACAAATTCGTTAGAAGATTGGAGAATAAAAATATGATTTGTTTAGATTGCGGAAATATGGATATTCGATATGATGAAAAAGAGAAATCATATCATTGTAATAATTGTGGTTCGAGAAATATTGGTACAAGAAAAGAAGGGTGTAAATATATGGTAGGAAATGGATTGTGTGGTAAAAATCCTGCATGTACATCATCTGGAGAATGTGAAGCACCATGTAGTTATTATGAAAGATAGTAAGAAACCAAGTTTTCTTTTGAAACAGAAAGGAATTATTTTATGAAATATGCAAATAGATTAACTGATGAAGAATTAAGAGAAATATATGGCTTATTTATTGATTCAGACGGAAAAATCAATGAACTAAATATTACAAGAGATGAACGTTCTATTGGGCTTGAGGGATATGTGGAAATTCCTGAATTTGAAGAAGAGAGATTGAAGGAAGACCCAAATGCCACACTTATCATTGATGATGATTATGAAATTACCGATTATGATGTCAAAGTGTATCACCATTCAGGTAATTGTACACCGGATTATAGAAGATGGATGTATGAGAAATTTGGTGATGAATATGCAAGAGATTACTTATTTAATGACTAAGAAATCTAAGTTTACTATCGAATGAAAAGGAGTGAATAATATGAAAGAAGCATTAGAACAGCGATTAGCTGCAAAGAAGCGAGATTTGGAAAATCAACAAGAATATTTCAGAATTGATATGAAAAATATTGAACAATCAAATTATGAAGACAATGCCATTAATGCATTGTTATACATGAAGAAACTGAAAACGGAAATTGCAGAGTTGGAACTGATTTTGCAATTACAAAAATCCAAGTAAATTAACTTTCCTTTGGAGGTGAAAGATAATGAATAATAATTGCGAATTATGTGGTGGAAAATATGATTTTAGGATGACTGAAATAGGAAGATTTGATGATATAGCGGTAATTTCTTTATCAGGAAGTGTATTTCAAATTGATAATAATAACCGTTTTTACTATTGTCCTAAATGTGGAAGGAAATTAACTAAGGAAAATTTTAAGGGAACAGATTTTGGTAATATGAATCAGGATAAGCCTAATATGAGAGAAAAGATAAAAGAATATATCGGTGAGCTTGATACAGAAATTGACAGACTTGAATCTGACCTAGAAAAGCAAATGACCTATAATGCAGAAGCCTGTAAGGTTACTGCAACTGAATCAAGGTTGAATGCAATAATCGAAGTGAAAAATGATTTATTAGGAAGATTAGAAGAGGTAATATAAATGGAAAATAGAAATGTAATTGAAACAGTAGTACATACGGCATTAACGAAAAGAGAGTTGATTGATTTGATTAACAAATCTTTTCCTGATGAAGAGATTGGCAATCATGGACAGATAGCACAGCTTTCCACAACAACTATGTCAGATGGAACAAAAATGCAGAATGTTTGCTTTGGCAAGATATTAAAAGTTTAGTAACAAGATGAATGAATGGAGATGATTATATATGCAGTGCAAATGTATTGATAATTCAAGTGATAATGGAAATTTTACACTTGGACGTATTTATAGAGTAAAAGAAAATGTAGGAATATGGCAGCCAATATTATGCAGATTTAGAGATTGGGATAATCCCGGTAAATTATCTGAAGGAACAATTTTTGAATTTGCGATGTGTAAATTTAAAGTGTTGTAAAAGATTGGTTTTATTGTGGGTAGCTAATATAGGAGCTGCTATGACGATAGCAAATGAGTTCAAGTCTCGTAAATCAGTAACCAGGCTGACAGAAGTAAGAATAGGTTCAAGTCCTATCGCCCACAATATGATGAATGATGATTTCTTTAGTTTGGAGGTAATAATATGACAAAAAGCCAAATAGAAAAATTCGCAGTAGATTATTCTTCTTATCCTACAGACTGTGTGGAAGAAGTATTAAAGGTTACTAATTTCGATGAAGATGTGGCAAGAAAAATTTTAGATGACAAAGAGAAAACATTAGCAATTTGGCAGAATGGAACAATAATGATTGACGGAGTAACACTTTGTTGTGGATATGATTTCGCAGAAGATGCTTTTAGCAAAAGGATAAATATTGGTTATTGTCCGATTTGTGGAAGAAAAATTGTAATTAAAAAGCCAATGAATGAATGATTTATTGGGAAGATTGGAAGAGGTGATATAGTGAAAGAATTTAGAAGTACTAACGAGATTACAAAAGAAGACCTTGAGAAAATGTATAATGCAATCGTTAAATTTGATAATTATATTTCATCAGCAACAAGGAAGCCAACAGATGAAAACATTGGATTATATGAACATTGGATTGATTGCAGGTACGATATAGAGAATTTAATTGTAACTGAGAGATAAGAGGTGGTATAAATGTCAAAAACAATGGATAAACCAAATAAGGTAAAAGCAAAACTAACAGTAGAAGTTGAAGCTGAATTTTATGATAATGAGTCATCAGAAGAAACATTGAGATATTGTGTTGAGCAGGATCTTGAGGATGCTGGATTAAATGTTATTGATGTGTCAGTAGATAACACTATGAGAAATCTTAGAGTTAAAATAGAACAACTTATAGAGAATTTTGAAAATGGCATTGGAAATCGGAACATGAATGACTTAGAACAAGGAAAATATGACGGATATAGAGATATATTGGACTTATTGGATGAGATGGGATGAGGTGATATGAATGAAAAATAATTGTGAATTATGTGGTGGAAAATATGATTTTAGGATGGCTGAAATAGGAAGATTTGACGATATGGCGGTAATTTCTTTATCAGGAAGTGTATTTCAAATTGATAATGATAACCGCTTTTACTATTGTCCTAAATGTGGAAGGAAATTAACCAAGGAAAATTTTAAGGGAATAGATTTTGGCAATATGAATCAGAATAAGCCAGATATGAGAGAAAAGATAAGAGAATATATTAGTGAGCTTGATATGGAAATTGACAGACTTGAGGTTTTATTAAAAAATACTGATAGTCCATATGATTTACAGATTAAAGGCAGGTTAAATGCTATAATCGAAGTGAAAAATGATTTATTAGGAAGATTAGAAGAGGTGATATAAATGGTAAGATATATGGAATGTTCTACATGTGGCAAGTCATTACTTGAAAATTCAATTATTGTTGTAAGAACTGGGTTTACAGATAAATATTGTTCATATGGTTGTGCAGCAATTGGTAGTGGATTTTTTGAAAATATAAAATTAACTGATGAAATTGTCCAAGAACACAAATCTTGTGATGGAAAAGATTGGCTAATAGGAAATTGAGGTGATATAAATGTATGAAGAAGAAATAAATGCGGCATTGATCTCCATACAACAATTTAAAATTGCATATAGTAATGAAAATGGAGTTATAACTGTTGGTGATATTAAAGATTTAATGGCTAATATAGATACTATAGAAGAATGTGTAAGAAAACAAAAGAGATTTCCAACAAATAATAAAAGAGAATTTAGCTTATTTGGAAAATCAACAATTGTACATCAGTGCGGTATTTGTGGCAGTAATGTATATTCTACAAATACATATTGTCCTCAATGTGGGCAAAAATTTTGTATGTGAAGTATTGGATTTGATTAATGAGCAGAAGAAACGAGGTGATATAATGACAAATATGACACTAAAAGAATTGATAGAATATGAAAGAGAATTATGTAGCTTACAACAAGAATATGAGGGTAAACTGACTAAGATATATGAAGAGACTGATTCCTCAAATGAAAAGAGGAGACTAACAATTATTTTGAATCTTATTATTGAAGAAAGACAGAAAGTAAATCGTCAAAAATATAAACCAGTGTAATGACGATTTCTTTTGAAAATTTGGAGGTGAATAGATAATGGATAATATAGTTTATATGTTTGGAATTGCCCTTTTAGAATATGATGGATATTGTGATCCTATGGATGACAGTACACAGTATAAAGTTGTTAAATGGAAACTTTCAGATATGAATAAATATAACGGAGAATATGCTGTTATAGGATTCGATGGTTCATTGAAAATATATGAATCAGAAGGTAAAAAAATATTTGACGGCTCATTACTTGATTCCTCTGATTTTTGTAATAAATTAAGAGAAAAAATATAACCCAAAGAAAAATTGCTTTCTTATTGAAAACAAATCAAATATAGAAACAAGTATTAGAAGCAGAAATACCTGCTTCTTTTTTATTGCGGAAATGAGGTGAATAATTTTTGAGTAGATATAAGAATGGAAATCCAAAACATGCAAGCAGATTCATATGTATGAAATGTATGAATGAAAATATGTTAGCCAGTGGAATTCAGAGACAGAGACAAAGAGAACGAAAACATATTAAAGATTTGTATTGTTTGAAGTGCGGAGAGGTAACGAAGTGTATCGAAGTAAGATTTTGTGATTCATATGAAGAAATTTTTGAGGCTGCAAAGATAAAAAGAGAGAATTATTACATAGACGAATATGAAAGTGAGGTTGATGAATATGTGTTACAAAATAGAAGTACAAAACAAAAATGCTGAAAAGCTTAATAGGAAGTTGGATGAGTTAAATTTTCCTATATATATGAGAAAATATTTCACTGTTAAAATTGAAAGTAAAGCAGGTGCTTTAAATTATCTTGGAGTTATTGTAGATTTGCTCAATTGGTTTATTGAAGAGAAACTTATTGATAAAACAAATATTTCAGATATTGAGCCATCAGATTTTACTGACATTATGGCAGAAGATATCACGTTATATTTAAAGACTAAAGAACAGAATGGAATGTCACCTACGACATTAGAAACTAGAAAACATATAATAAGTAGTTTTTGGGATTATATGAGTAGAGTGAAGGGAACTGAAATTAAAGATGGATTCTTTAAAGATGTAACTTATAAAGGGATTCCATCTGGAAACAATTTAACTAAAAAACTTCCAACAGAAAAGCAACTTAATGATATGGAAGAAAAAATAATGTGGAAAAAGGATATTTCAGTAAGAAATAGAAATATTGCTATTTTTCGAGTATTAAGAGGAACTGGAATAAGAGAATCTGAACTTGCTGGTTTGGATTTATCTAATTTGCATTTAGATGAAGAAATGCCTTATATTACTATTCTTGGTAAAGGTGTGTACAGAGAAATGCAAAATAGAATGGTATATCTTAGCGGATCTGCTTTAAAAGCTATAAGAGAGTGGTTAGAATACAGAAGCACATTAAGTAACATTATTGATACAGAAGCTGTGTTTGTAAATAAAAATGGAACTCGTACAACAGAAAGAAATATCAAACAGATATTTGAGAATTATGGAAATGGTATAACACCACATATGATGCGTCATTATTATGCTAGTATAATGAACAGAAATGGAAATCTTGCATTTGTACAGCAGCAGTTAGGACATAGTAATGTAAATACAACAGTTAATAATTATGCAAATGGTGCAGTAGGAATGAAAGATGTGTTAAACAATATGTAACATACTATATGTAAATGACAATACAAAGTTATTTTGTATTGTCATTAATAAATAATTCGCATGGTGTACATTCTAATGCTTCACACAACTTATTAATTGTATCAAGTCTAATATTGACTGTTTCTCCATTATAGATTTTACTTACATTATTTGCAGATATTCCTGTCTGTTTAGCAAGCCAATATTGTGTTTTACCTTTTGCATCTAAAAGATTTTTTACATTAAGTTTGTACATATAACACCTCTTCATATATTACTTATTTGTATTATAGTAAAAAATAGTATATTAATCAATAATATATGTTGACATATATTATAATATGATGTATTATATAAAATATCAAAAGGGACAAACAGAGAAAGGAGGGCTAACATAATGGAAATTAAACGTGGTGAAATATATTTCGCTGATATAACTAAATATGATTCTAAAGGCTCAGAACAGAGTGGTAGAAGACCAGTAGTTATTCTTCAGAATAACATTGGAAATAAATTTAGCCCTACCACAATTATTGCAATTATAACTACGAAGTCTAAAAGAGAATTGCCAACGCATGTCGAGTTACATAAAGATGAAGTTAATAAATTAAAACATGATTCTGTTGTAGCTCTTGAGCAAATTACTACAATTGATAAAGATAGGTTGAAATTTAAAATTGGTGAATTATCTGAAAAAGATAGTATTCGTGTTATGGAAGCAATGAAAATAAGTTTGGCTATGATGTAAGAGAGGAGAAAAATTGTATGAAAACGGAAACTTATGATTATACCTCAATTGACGAAGCAATTGAAAGATTACAAAAGCTGAAAGCTGAAGGTAAAAATCCTAGAAATGTTGTTATATTAACAATGGATTTTGACAACAATGTTTCATCAAAAAAACTTGCCACACCTGATGATGGGTGCTTACTGGTAAGAAAATCGAAAACAATTATAATGAATGAAGACGAATATATTCCTCATATGCAGCTATTTAATACAGAACAAGATATAAAGAATATAATTAAGAGGGGGATTATGCATGATATTTTATTGAAATGATAGTCGAATATTTGTTCTGATTTACTCCGATTTGTGTTGACACAAACACATGTTCGGAGTAATATAATGGAAAAGGAAATAAATAAAAAAGCTTGACTAGAAAGTTGGAAGCCGCCTAGTCAAGCACATACAAAATCTATTTCTTGGGGGAAATATCTAGTATGCATCCAAATTATACATAGTAATACTTATAAAAGTCAATTGCATATCAGCAAATTTTTCCAAATTTTAACAATTTAATAGCATTTTAATTTTTCTTTGGTATACCCAAGGCTTATTAAAGTGCGTCAAAAATCAGAGAGGAGTGATGTTTTTTGTTTATTCTAACAGATGGAAAAAATTATGTTATGGAGAATCCTATGAAGTCAGGTGAGTATATGATAACGACTTCGAGTTCTATGGCAAAGGAGTTTACTTACAAACAAGCGAGGTCATTAGTACAGAACAGCAGAAAGAAGTATTCATGGATTAAGAAATATAATCTTATTGATGTGGATACGGGGCAGAAGTCTGATAAATCTCTTTATTATAGAGGAAATGCAGATATCTATATAGGAGATAAAAATAATTTTGATTATGCCTTATTAGATAAGATTGAATCAGAAGCTAATTCTATCTTAGGTTTAGCAGGTTGGGACGACAACCAACTTATTACATATAAGAATTTATTAAATACAGAATTATCAAAGTGTGATAGTGCAGAAAGTGATATTAATCATGCTTTGGAAAAATATAAGAAAATACATAATGGTAAGAAACCACAAGCTCATAAGGTAGCAAAGATAGGATATTTACTTGATGACATACGAGATAAACATAAACGAATAAAGCAGTGTATAAGGTATGTTCAAGTTATGCAAGATGCAATATCTAAAGGATATAACATTGAAAAGATAAAATTAGAACTTAGTAAGGTTACTAGCGATGATTACAAAGGAAGAACGGAATATTGGAAAATGGCTAATGATATATTGGAGGATTAATTATGGTGATATGTAGAAACTGTTTAATTCCTATGGTAGAGACTATGAGTTTTCAACCAGGAGAAAGAAATCGACATGATAGATATTGTAAGTGTCCAAAATGTAAAAGAGAAACTAAGCATATTAAAATTATGAATTCTGAATTGTCTTTCGGGGAATATATGAATAAAGAAATTCAAAAGGCGGGTAGAAGAAATGATTAATGAAGAGATGATGAGGGTTATTAACAATAATCCTGAAATGATGAAAATTATTAATGATTATTCAGACAATGAAAACAAAAAATTGAAAAGAATATGTCATAAGATTTGGCATGGAAAAGTTGAAGTTAGTGAATACGATGATTTATATGAGGTGGCAATGGATTGTCTTATGGAAGCAGTAGTCTCATTTGATCAAAATAAATCTCGATTTGAAACTTTTCTGACGGGTAATATTGCAAGAAAGACAAGCACATGGATGAGAGATAATAAATATAGATTAAAGCGTCAGAATCTTTTAAGGGATGAAAATGGAAAATTGATTCTTGACGATGAAGGTAAACCGCAAATTATTATGAATATCTCATTGGATGTTAATACAGATGAGGTAAAAAATATTAAAGATAATTTACCTTCAAGAGAGAATGTAGAGAAAGAGATATTTACAGAAGAATATACTGACAAAGTTGAATTATATTTACAGCAATTACCACGAAAACAGGAAAGAGTGGCAAGATTGTTATCTCAGCAATATACAAAAGATGAGATATTAGAAATATTACATATAACTGCAAGCGAATACAATAATTGTTTAGCAGGATTAAGAAAGTATGAATACATATCAATTTTATTTTAATTAGGAGGAAGCAAGTTATGACAATGGTAGGAAGAGACAAAGTAAAAAAAGATCAGATGATGTTAGGAACATTACTTAACCAGTTTAAAAGAGGTCAAATTAATAAGAATCATCCTTTGCAGAGAAAGCCTGATCAATGGACAGATGAGGCAAAGTCAGGGCTTGCTGCCACTATAATTAAAGGTGAAGATATTGATTCTATTAAGATATGCGAACAGATTGTAAGCTCAACAGAGTTCATTCTTTGGCTTATTGATGGATTGCAGAGATTAACTGTTCTTGAATCATTTAAGAATAATGCTTTTGAAATTAAGAAGAGTCTTGAAATGCCAATTATGTACTATCAGGGAGTTGATGAGAATGGAAAAGTTGGAATTATCAAATATGATCTTAGAGGTAAAAAATACAAAGATTTACCAGATGAATTAAAGGAAAAATTCGATAGTTACGCTGTTGATATAGTTAAACATCTTGACTGCACAGATGAAGAAATAGCTTATCACATTGCTAGATATAACAGACAGACAAGTATGAATGTAAATCAGAAGAATATTTTGGTTGCTTGGAAGATAGCACCTGAAATTAAAAAACTTGTCAGCAATCGTTTCTTCATGGATTGCGGAAATTACAATCCGAAAGAAGACACAAAGGAAGTATTTAACAGAATTGTATGTGAATCTATTATGACTATGTTCCATCTTGATAGCTGGAAAAAATCTAAGCAGATGAGTTTATATCTTAACGAAAATGCAACAAAAGAAGAATTTGAGGTATTTGAAAATGAACTTAATAGATTGTACAAGATTATAGACCAGGATACAGTTGGTAAGTTATTTAATTCTAAGAATTCATTTATATGGTTCGCTGCTTTTCATACATTTACACAGTTTGGAATTGAAGATATTAAATTTATTGATTTTCTTGAAGAATTTCAGAAAACATTACATAGCAAGACATTTGCAAAATATGAGAATAAGAGTTTCGATACTTATGATGATGGTAAGGGAACTAAAGATAAGAAAGTTGTTAAGGTAAAACTTAACATGCTCGAACAGCTTATGAAGGAATATTTACATATAAAAGAAGATAAAAATGAAATTGTATCTAATATAGAAGAAACTAATTCAGAAACAGAGAATAATAATACGAATGAGTCTGATACAAAGTCGTGTGAATCAGATTCAACACTTGAATTTATTCAGAATAATGTTTCAAAGGATGTATCTAATGAAGATATTGAAGAATATCAGGATTTTATGGATTCATATGTAAACATTGATTCTGAATTATACAAGCAGTGCTCTATAGCATTAATGGCTTTAACTGCTTATGCTTACAAATGCGATAGAGATGTTGAATTAGGAAAATGGATTGAAAATTGTCAGTCAAGAAAGTGGCAGAATCTCAGTCCTTCGCAGGAAGTCAATTTCAAATATATGAAGAGAAGTTTTGATAATTTTATTAATGCAAACGGAGGAGTTGCTTAATGGATATAACTATGTGTACAAGTTCAACTTGCCAGAATAGAGAACAGTGTTATAGGGCTATGGCAAAGCCAGATAAATATCAGTCATATGCTGATTTTACAAAATTATGTGCTGAGAAAGATTATCAGTGTATGTGGGTAATTAAAGATGGAGATGTTCTTATAAATAATGTAGATAATATTATGGTGAGGTGCTAAAAATGGTCGAATTAAAGAGATTGAAAAATATGATTAATGATTGTATTGCGGTAGGAGAAGATAGTATGAAAGTACGCCATTCTCAAGATAATGAATTAATAATGAAAGGACAGTTAATGGCATATAACCAAGTTTTAGGACTTATTAATTTATTAATTAGCGAAGAAAAACGAAAGGCAAGTTTTAATGTTAATAAAGAAATGGAGTTAACAGAGAATAATGAATAAAGAAGAATTAAGAGAAGAATTACAGAATTATTCTAAACCAAAGCTTGTTGAGATGTGTATTAAGTTATTAGAAGAGAAGGAAAAGAGTTTGTCTGATAAATCTGCCACATATGACGAGTTATTAGAAATGGATTGGAATGATAAATAAAAGGAGAATAATTAAATGGAAGTATTTTTTATATTAATTGCAGTTGGATTAATGATTATATGGTTTCTACTGTCAAGATTTTTTCAAAAAATAGGGAATTCTACTATTAATAAAATAAAAGATCTTGTAACAGATGAAATAAATAACGAAGAAGAAAAGGAGACAAAACAACAATGAAGAAAGTTGTAGGTGGCGTTGTATCTGCCATAGTGATACTATTTTTAGCAATAATTTTATTTAAGTCAACAGTTCGTGTTCCAGCGGGATATGTTGCAATCCAGTACAGTATGTCGGGTGGAATCAAAGGTGATGTATTAACACAGGGATGGCATTTCAAGTCACCCACAGTAAAGACTACATTATATTCTGTAAGCTTAGAACAGTCATATCTTACAGCAGGTAAGGACGGAGACTCTAAAGATGATGATAGTTTTTCAGCTAGTTCATCTGAAGGTAAGGCTATGACATTAGATTTAACATTTACATATCAGTACAACACTGAAAAGGTCGCTGATTTATTTACAAGGTTTAGAGGACAATCTGGTAAGGAAGTAAGAGATAGTTTTATTAAGCCTAATATCATTTCTTGGACAAAAGAAGTCGTGGCGCAGTATAAGGTATCTGATATTCTCGGTTCTGAAAGAGCAAATGTTAATGCAGCATTAACAGATTATCTTAATAATAGATTTTCTACATATGGAATTAATATTACAAATGTATCTCTTATTAATATTACTGTAGATAAAAATACGATGGAAGCGATTAATGCTAAGATTACCGCACAGCAGGCTGCGGAAACACAGGAAATTAATAATCAAACAGCTATTAATAAGGCAAAAGCAGATGCAGAAGTAACTAAGGCAGAAGCGCAGGCTAAAGCTGATGCACAGCTCATAGAAGCTCAAGCACAGGCAGAAGCTAACAATAAGTTAAGTTCTTCTATCACCGATGAACTTATTAGAATGAAGGAAGCAGAAGCAAGAAATAAGTTTGGTTGGGTTACAATTTCAGGAACAAATAATACAGTTGTAACTGATAAGTAATTAGAGAATATATAGGTGTGGTGAAATTCCACACCTGATAATGGGCTGTGGTGAAGTGGTCAACACAACAGATTTTGATTCTGTCATTCGTGGGTTCGAATCCCACCAGCCTAGTTATGTGCCATTAGCTCAGTTGGGAGAGCACTCGACTTTTAATCGAGTTGTCACGAGTTCAAACCTCGTATGGCACATTATGTCACGATAATTATATAAAAACCGAGACAAATATAATCAAAGTAAGAAGGAGAAAAAAGGATGTTTAGAAGAAAAACAAAACTTGAGAAAGTACTAGACAAGAGAATAAATTATGTAACATTTAGAGATTTTCTAAAATCGTTATCACACAAGGAGTTACATATCTTGGCAGAAGAAATTATTTGGAAAGAATACGATGGATATAATGGTTCATCTTGTCGTATGGAACAAAATCATTATGACTTAATGGATAGGTGGCATAAAGAATTTTATATAGAGCAAAGGAGTTATTTATTGTCACAGTAAAGTTCGATTTCTTTAGAAGAGAGGTGAATATAAATGGCATGTGATTATTGTGCGTATCGTTATTCTTATGATTGTGATGATGGTTGGAATCAGCATAAAAATTGTGAAAGTTTTAAGTTGGATTGGGATAGTTTATCTGATAAAGATAAGAAAACTATTCAGAAGATTTTAGATAGAAGAGGAGGCTAAGTTATGGAACAGATTCAGGAAAATGAACAGTGGAAATTGAATGGCAAATGTGAAAAATGTAGAAGGAATAATTATTGTTCAAAAACATGTACTCGTCATAATAGGCGAATAAGAGCAGAATTTAAAGGTCTTGTTGCAGATACAATGAATAAAATGACTGGTGGTGTAATGAGGGAAGCTATTGATAAGACGGTAAATGGAATTTGGTAAATTGGAAAGGAGATTTTTATATGGGTGTATCATGTGATATTTGTAAATATGGATGTGAACATGATTATGTGAGAAATAATTATTATTGTTCAAATAAGAACAGTTGCCATCCAATAGCAGATTCCCCAATTGTTAAGAATTGTAGATATGGAGAAATAGACCAATGGAAATATGATTTTAAATATAAACCAAATAAGAGTGATAAAAATGTATCGAAAAAACTTATGTATGAAGAATTGAAGAAGATTTTTTTTGGAATTAAGTTAAAAGATATTGATACTATTATGAAAGAAATTAATGAACTACAAGATAAAATTACATCATACAGAGAACCATATAAATGTGAAACTTGTGCGATTAAAGAGTGTGATGTATATGCATTAGGTTGTAGAGATTGTAGTGGTTGGAAGTAGTAAGAAAACTTCGTTTCCTTTAGATTATAAACGGAGAATATAACAATAGAAGTAATTAATAAAAAATAAATATAAGAAAGAAGAGGTACAAAACATGGATGGATTTATGATGTTTAAGAAGGCTTTACAGAAGCACTTCGATGAAATGCAGAAAGAGGCAACACATTTATTTGAGGTAAATGTAGATAAGGACGAATTATGGAATACATATCTTGATAGCTTCCCTGCCGGTACAAATGAGATTTTCAGGGAACGTAGAGAGCATGATTGCAGTTGTTGTAGACAGTTTATTAAGAATATTGGTTCTGCTGTCACTATCAAGGATAATCAGATCCACACAATCTGGGAACTGAATCTTGGTGATACAACATATCAGTCAGTATGTGATGCACTTGATACTTTTGTAAAAGCTCATACAGTTACAGATATTTATACAACCAAGTTCCCTAAGATTGGTACAGATTTTAACTTTGAGGAAATTAATGGAAAGTCTCATCAGTGGGATCATTTATTCTTAGAGCTTCCAAGCAAGTTCGTAAATAGAAGTAGTCGTTCAAACGAGGAAGTTAAGGGACAGTTCAGGGACACAAGAAATGTATTTAAGCGTTCTCTTGATGAGATTACTATGGAAGCACTTGATACAATTCTTGAACTTATCAATTCAAATACACTTTACAAGGGTGAAGAGTGGAAAGGTGTACTCACAGAGTTCAAGAAGTATAAGAAGGAATATGATAAGCTGACTTCTGATACTGAAAAGGACTTATATGCTTGGGAGAAGTCGGTAACATCAGGCATGGCTATCGGTAGAATTAGAAATCATTCTATTGGAACACTTCTTATTAATGTAAGCGAGGATATGGATCTTGACACAGCAGTTAAGAAGTATGAGCAGATTACAGCACCGAGCAACTATAAAAGACCAAAGGCTATTTTTACAAAGAAAATGCTTGAGGATGCAAAGAAGACTATTACAGAACTTGGATATATGGATTCATTACAGAGAAGATTTGCTAATCTGAATGATATTACTGTAAATAATGTACTGTTCTCAAATAAGAGTGCTGCAAGAAGAATGGTTGGTGCAGATGATATTTTTGGTCAGATGGAAAAGGATATTGCTGTAAGTCCTAAAAAATTCTCTAAGGTTGAAGAGATTTCAGCACAGGATTTTATTGATAAGGTGCTTCCAACTGCAAAGGAGATTGAAGCATTTGTAGAGAATAAGCATGAGAAGAACTTTGTATCTATGATTGCACCAGTTAATCCAGATGCTAAGACAATGTTTAAGTGGAACAATGGATTATCTTGGGCTTATTCAGGAAACATTACAGACTCAGATATGAAACAGAATGTCAAAGCGGCTGGCGGTAATGTTGATGGCGTTCTTAGATTTTCTATTCAGTGGAACGAAGATGGTCATGATAACTACGACCTTGACGCACATTGTATTGAACCAGATAAGAATGAAATCTTCTTTAGTAATTGTAGAAAACCAAGAATTTCGATAATGGGCGGTCAGTTAGATGTTGATATTATTAATCCAGATGGAAAGATTGCAGTGGAGAATATTACTTGGGAAGACCTGTCAAGAATGAAACCAGGTGTTTATAAGTTCTTTGTACATCAGTATTCAGGAAGCGTAAGGCATGGATTTAGAGCTGAGATTGAATTTAATGGAGAAATTTACAAGTTTGATTACGATAAGTCAATGAGAACTGATGAAAAGGTTCAGGTTGCAGAAGTAACACTCGATGAGAATGGAAACTTCTCAATTAAGGAAAAATTAGCAGGAAATTCCTCTATTTCAAGCCGTGAGATTTGGGGTGTAAATACAAATCAGTTCGTTCCTGTATCAGTAATCAGTTATAGTCCAAACTATTTTGACGAGCAGGATGGAATTGGTCATAGACATTTATTCTTCTTCCTGAAGGATTGTGTGAACAACGAAAGTCCTAATGGCTATTACAATGAGTTCTTGAAGAGTGAACTTGAAAAGCACAAGAGAGTATTTGAGGCTTTAGGTGCTAAGTGCCATGTAGAAGATACTGATGATCAGCTTTCAGGAATTGGATTCTCTATGACAAAGAGAGCAGATTTAGTTGTTAAGGTTAAGGGTGCAACAGAGCGTGTAATGAAGATTAAGTTTTAATTAGAAAAGGAGATTATTATTATGACAAACAACGAATTATTTATCAATGCAACAAGATCAAACTATCAGTTTCCATTCAGAGGAATGATTAACGTAATTGATTTGTGGGATTTATCTCTCACAAATCTGGACTCAGTATTTAAGACACTCAATGCAGAAGTAAAAAGGTCTGAGGAAGAAAGCCTTCTGAATACTAAGTCAAAGGAAGATGAAGAGATTTCTAATAAGATCGAAATTGTTAAGTACATTGTTGGTGTGAAGCTTGACGAAAAGAAGAAGAGAGAAGACGCTAAGAAGAATGCAGAGATGAGACAGAGATTGCTTGAAATCAAGGCTAAGAGACAGGATGCAGCACTTGAAAACATGTCTGACGAGGATCTGGATAAGGCACTTGCAGAGTTAAGCGAGTAATCGTTACAAATACACCATATATAGTATTAAAAATAAGTAGTATATACTATATATGGTGTATATTTTACATTAAAAAGAAACGCACATTTCTTCAGGAATTTTGGAGGTGAAATATGAATATTTTAAACATTATTTTATTAATTATGGGAATTTTTAACCTTATTGTTGGGATAACATGGACGAAAAAGAATGTTGTCAACTTTGTGTTCAAATTATTATTCTTGGCAGGTGGTGGGTATTTAGTCTTCTATGCTTTATATCTAAGTAACATTCTGATTGTTTTGAATAAGTAAGAGGAGAATAGCATGTATAAATCTACAATAAGATTTTTAATATGGCTTATGACATTAAATTTATTAATGAATTTTATTTTTCCTGAACCAGTTGAATTATGGAAAATTTTATTAATAGAGCCATGTTTGGGATTTTTATCATTTATTATGGTTGATTGGAAAGAAGATAAGTGAGGTAAAGAGGTAAACATGAAATATGTTGTTATTTTAATTGTAATAGTTTTATTAATTTTGCTATTTGTAACATACATGTTAGCAGATTATATTAAACCATTACAAAAGTTCTTTTGCAAAATAGGATGGCATTGTCATCAAAAAGATTATATTTTAGAAAGTTTCGATGGTGCTTCCATGCATTGTAAATGTAAATGGTGTGGTTACAAAGGTATGGTAGATAGTCAAGGAAATTTATTTTAGGAGAATAATACAATGTCAAACTTATATGTATATTTAATTCGTTCTCGAAATAAAGACAATAAGGATATTCCAAGTTTTAAGGGGCGAGCCGAAACAATCCTTGAATATAAAGAGAACGAAGATAAAGTAATTGAAGCTTTTAAGAATTTTGCAGCTAAAGGAGTTCCTGGTGAACAGACAAGATTATATAGATCAGTTAATTCTAGGAATGAAGAGAAAATCAGAGAAGAATTTATTATCCGTCTGTTGAGAGATAAGCCAAGTGTGACACAGCTTAATCGCACATTGGCATCCGTTGCACTACAGGTACAAAATCGTGATGAGAGTAAGTGGCTGTTTGATTTTGATGTGGATGACAAAGAATTACTTGGTCAATTTAGAACAGATTTGGGATTATTAGGTATTCACAATGACTGCCATAAAACTCCTCATGGCTATGCGGTAATTGCAGAGCATGGATTTGATATAAGAGAACTGATGGAAAAATGGAAAGATTATGATATTACATTGAAGAAAGATGAGTTGTTGTTTTTGGATATGATTACGAATAAGTGAGGTGAAATAAATGACATACAGTGAAGAGAATAAAGACTTGTTTACAGTTTCAGAAGATTACAATTTAGCACATTGTATCAGTGCAGATTTTGGAATGGGTAAAGGAATTGTAGTTGAATTCAATAAAAGATTTGATATGAAACGAAAATTACAGACAAAATATCCAGATTATATTAACCAGTATACTCATAAGAAAATTGGTGGTGACTGTCTATTAGAGGGTAGAGTATTTAATCTTATTACAAAAGAGAGATATTTTCACAAGCCAACAATTATCACAATGAAATTTGCACTTGAAAAGATGAAACAGATTTGTTTGGATAATAATATCAAAAAGATTGCAATGCCTGTAATTGGTTGTGGTTTAGATAGGCTGAATTGGAACGATGTCTCAGAACAGATTAAAAGCATTTTTGCGGATACGGATGTTGAGATTTTAGTATGTAAGAGGTGAAAAAGTGAAATTAAAGGACAAAATACGAGATAAATTAAGACATTGGTTATTGGAGGATGATTTGTTTCAAGTGGAAGCAGCCAAGAAATCATATAAAGATGCAATAGAAAAATGCAAAGATGCAGAGGAAAGATATAGATATGCCAATATTCAATTATCTGACGCAACCGTTACATATAAAAATTCTTATAAATTAATTGATGATTGTCACAAAATGATGAACTCGATGATAGATGTTGGAACGGATATTGGTTTTTATTCTGATGATCATTCTTGGGCAGTTGTGTGTATTAAAGGACATCCTGAATATGTGAAGTTTATCCCATTATCACATAGAGATGCACATGAGGTACTTGAGTTTCTAAAACATTTCAAATATTCAGATAGAGTAATTGATTCCCCTTTTGCATTTAGAGATATGGTTAATAATTGTATCATGGATAAGCCATTTGAAAAGTAGAGAATAATCTAATATAGAAGTAATTCTATTCACGGCTGATCAGCCAAATTTTTCTATTAATAAATAAGAGAGGTGAAATGAATGAGTAAAAAGTATATTCCACAAATAGGAGATGTTGTTTTGGATAATAATATCCCTATGGTTGTAGTGACTATGAAAAGTTATGAGGATGTTGGAAGTTGCGGTTATGATAGAAAATATTTTCTATGTGAAGAGGAATATTTTCATAAGTTAAGCGGATGTATGACAACAATAGAAGCAATGAGAGGACATGGCAGATGGGTTCAGGTTAGAGGAACAGAATTTCCTAATATTAAACAAGTTATGGATATTGCACCATATGAAATTATTCCAATTCAAGGATTTCATGTAAGACAAAAAGAGGCAAAAACAGTAACAATTTATGAGTAAATAATCAAATATAGAAATTTCTATCTTGGCGATTCAGCCAAATTTTCCAAATAAAAGTAACAAGAAATATTTTTTTCATTCGATTAGGCAGACGTGCCTATTTTCGAGTGATTTTTATAACAAAATAATATTAAAACGAAAGGATTTAACAGTAAATTCTAGGATAAATGATTGCGCAATCTCTGTAGATTAAAGGATTTTGACAGAGAATAAAGAAAAAAATAATTATTGTGAGAAGAACTGGAAGTTAGTGAACTTCTGCGAGTTCGATAAATATGCAACAAGTTCTTATTGTGCTATTCACAATGAAAACGAAAGTAAAAATCTTGGTGATATTACTAAGGTTGATGAAACAAAACTTGAACCATTTAATATGATTTGTGGAGGTAGTCCCTGCCAGGATTTTTCTGTCGCAGGTAAGCAGAAAGGTTCTGTATGGACTTGTAAAGATTGTGGACATGAGTATAATCCACTGACAGTTCATTGGTCAGAAAGAGATAAGTGTCCATGCTGCGGAAGTAATAATATTGAGAAGACTCGTTCATCTCTTTTGGTAGAGTATCTAAGAGTTATCAGAGCAAATAAACCGAATTTCGGTATGTACGAGAATGTAAAGAATATTGTGGGAAAGCAGTTTAAAGATACATTCAAGATGTTTACGGATGAGTTGGACGAGTATGGATACAATGTGTACTGGAAAGTTCTAAACGCAAAAGACTATGGCATTCCTCAAAATAGAGAGCGTGTGTATCTGATTTTTATTAAGAAAGAATTAGACAATGGAAAGTTTACATATCCTGAATCATTTGATAATGGAATGAGATTAAAAGATGTTCTTGAAAAGAATGTTGATGAGAAATTCTATATTTCAGAAGATAAGGTTCAGAGATTTTTAACAAATCTCAACAACGAAGACGCTTTATTATACGACGCTTGCCAGGTTAAAAGAGAAGGAAAATCAAGAGAATATAATGATTTCTGTCCTACTTTAACAGCAAGAGATTATAAAGATCCACGTCTTGTAAATGATAATGTTGTAAAACAGATTGGCACAATTTCTAAATGTGAAGGGAATTGGAAAAATCCACAGGTAGGTAGAATTTATAGTACAGATGGTTGTAGTCCTACATTAAATACTTGTGGAGGTGGTAGTCATGAACCAAAGATTGTTCAGCTAGGAAATATAAATCCATCTGGCAAAGGTATGAATGGTAATGTATTTGATGAGAATGGATTAGCACCAACCATTACAACTAATAAAGGTGAAGGTAATAAGATTGCAATCCATGAGGTAAATCAAGAAGACAACAATAAGCCGAAAGAAAGATTTTTTAGACAAGCACTGGAAACATTTGAAAACTCAAATGCAAATTATGGAGATACAATTGATGCATTTAATAAAAGAGTGAATAGAAGTGGATATTCTCCAACTTTAACAACAAGACCAGAAGGATTTAAAACTGCAATTTTGCCTGTCACGAATGATATTAGGATTAGAAAATTAACTCCGAAGGAGTGTTTCAGACTTATGGGGTTCTTAGATGAAAATTTTGAAGCTGCCGAGAAGATGGTAAGTAACAGTCAGTTGTACAAGCAGGCAGGAAATTCTATCGTAGTAGATGTTTTATATTACATATTGGTTGAATTGTATAAGGCTATGCCATATCTTTTTGATGATTTGAGATTAAGTAGTTTTTTCTCTGGGATTGGCGCATTTGAGATAGCGTTGAACAGATTATATGAAGGAATCAACTCTGGAAATTTTATAAATCCGCAAGCAGATTAAGTTCTGCTTGTGGTGGAAAATATACTATTGTAAATGATTTTGAATTAACAAGAAGTAAATGGGTTAATGACAAGTATAAAAAATTTTATGAAGAAAAAGGTTATCTTCCAAAATATTTCGATATTTATAACGGAACAGAAGTGAAAGATTTTGCTCCTACAATATCAACAAGAAGTAATGGAGCTATGGGAAGTGGAACTTTGCTTGTTATATGTAATTAAACAGAGAATAACATAATATGAAATTCTAAGGAAAGCGGAATTTCTTTGGCAAATTTTAGGAGGTAATGCTATGGATAAAGATAATAATAGCATGTCAGCGGATCAAATGTTGGAAATTTTTCTGAAAACAAGACCACATCTATTTGATCACATTTATAAAGAATGTAATTTGATACATAATCAAGAATCATTAGAAAAAGACAGCGAAACTTATTTATATTTTAACAATGAAGATTTAAACATATCAAAGGCAATTATATATGATTATGGCAACAATCGAGCTAATAAGATGGGACATATATTGATTGCTGCGACTGAAGATTAAGGAGAGAATATGGAAGGAATAACTAGAGATGTAAAAAACGTAAAGCAATCTATTCGTAATGAACTTATTCAGAGAATTAAATATTGTGGACAATATATAGTGGACAATGCTGAAATAATCCTTGGAGAAGAAAAATATATTGCTAATTTATATTTAACTTGTAACTTTTTTGACAGAAGTGAAGTTCCGTATGTAACTGTCAATAAAGATATAATTCCAGATGGTTTTATTGAAGAAAGATAAGTTGTGAAGACGATAGGAGAATAAGTATGTATCCAGAATACGATGATTTTTATGAGCCAAGTGAAGGCGAAATGTTTTTTGATGAAATGAAAGAAAAGTTCAGAGAGATTTTACGTGAAGATGTAAACTCTGAAATTAACAGATTAACAAAAGACAATGCAGAATTAAGACAGAAAGTTAAAGAGTACAATGATAAAAATTGGGATCTGTCTCGTAGAGAAAATGATTTACAGTACAAAATCGACAATTACAAACGAGAGGTAGAAAACGATTTTTACAATAAAACAATGGAAGAAGTTTTTGAGAAACTTTTAGAAGACTCAGAAGTGTGGTATGCAGAACATGTCCCTCATGAGAAACCAAAATGTAATTTATGTAACGAGGAAAGAAAACTTGTTGCAATATATCCAAATGGTGAAACTGTAACCAAGGAGTGTGAGTGTTCTCGACCAATATATATTTATGAGCCAGTTATTTCATTGAATAAAGAGATTAAGTTCCATAAGGCGTATAAGCCAAGATACAGTGATAAAAAGAAAGTCTATTTTACTAAAAACTACAAACCAAACAAGGATTATGCAGAAGCGTATGATTATTACGGTGAATTCAGAATAGAAAATATTTTTGATGATTTTAATAATGATGTAATTGCATACCACAATGGTAAAAGATATGGAGAAAGAATTGCATTTAGAAGTAAAGAGGCTTGTCAGAAATATTGTGATTGGCTTAATAAGGAGAATAAGTAAATGAGTAAAGCTGTTTTAGTGTTAGATATGCCTGAAGGATGCAACGATTGTGTTTTAAATAATTACCATTTTTGCGATGTGACTAATGAAAATATTGAATCATATATATATGATATTATGGAAGTTGATAAGCCAGATTGGTGTCCATTAAAAGAATTGCCACATAAACGTTATCATTCTGCATATGGAGTATCAATTGAAATGTCTGAAGATGAAATTTGGAATAAATGTATAGACAAAATTGTAGGTGAAGAAACATAGATTTCTTGAGGATTTTTAGGAGGTAAATTATGGCAGGGTTTGTATCAAAACAACCAAATGGATTATATTGTAGATTTTCGAGTGTCACGGATTGTCCTACGGCATGGAACATGACACGAGAAGATTATATCAATATGAAAATGCAGTAAGCAAAAGAAGATGCAGAGGATGTATTGGATAATTATTTGAAACCGTTTGATATGGTGGTAGATATGTATTATCCAAATAATATGACAAAAGAGGAATTTGATAAATTCCTTGAAGAGACTGGATATGATAAGAAATCTGAATTAAGCAGAGAATAAAACAACAGGAGGTGCAAATAAATGCAGAATATTAGTATTAAAGGAGTTTGCGATTGTGTAGACTTAGATAGAAATATCAAATTAACAAATGGTGCAGTCGTAGTGCAGAAAGAAAATAACAATGTAATAGGTGTTTATTTAGTGATTTCGTTCAGAGATAATAAAAACAAATATGGTAGCGATAGTACATCAACATACTGTAGTTTGGTAAATCTCGACAATGGACAATTAGCTTTTGAAGAAAGATGTAGTCGTGCTACAACAGAGAGACGTGTTCTTAGACATCTAACAAGAGCAGGTTTTAGTTATCCTTATAATCCAAATTCTCATGAGCAGGATAGTAAGTTTTACAATATGAGAGTTCAGGTTTATAACAATGGAAATTACAAAATGAATCTTGAACTTGGTGATGAATACATTATGTATGGTAGATAGGAGAATAAATCATATGAAGAAGAAAATTTTAGCAGTTGTATTAGGATTGACATTGTGTTTTGGAATGACTGGATGTACTTATGAAGGCAGTAAAAATTATGATGATCATTCAAAGCTCGTTTCGATAGAAGGTGAAAATGATTTATATTATTATTCTACAACTCATGTCGTTTATATAGTATTTAATGAATGTGCAGAAAATTTGGGTTATGGTTATATGTCACCATATTATTCAGAAAATGGTAAGTTATGTACCTATGATACTAATACAAAACAGATAGTTGAAATTGGAGAATAATATGATAGACAAGGAATTACGTCAGCAATATAAACAAGCTGTTGATGATTTGAGAATAGCATTTAAGAAGACTTATTTGTACAGATTTTGCGAAGAAGTTGTGAAGAGATTAAATAAGATTTTGAGATAGTAAAGGAGAAGTAGTATGGCAGATTACAAGATAGGTCAGATTTTGACCTCAACAGAAGATGTAGAAATTGAAAAAGCATTATCAGGTGAAAAGGTGAAAATTCCAAAGGGTAATAAGATTATTATTGGTGCAGATAAATTTGCACATCACATCAGAAATGGTTTTATTCAGCCTTTAGCAAAAGGTTTAACAGTTGAAGGGTATGACACTACTGGTATCGCAGAATATCTTTATATTGTACTTAGAAATCACTTACCTATTGACGAAATGATGGAAGGTTATGAAATCACTAAGCAGGAAATTATTGAAGAAATCGAATGTGCTTTAGATGAAATTTTATAGTTAGCAGTAAACCGAAGTTTCTTTGTAAATTTTGAAAGGAGAAAAGCAACAATGGGAATGGATTATCAGTATGCAGGAAGTGCAAGTTATCCAAGATTTGATAGAGAATTATGTGAAGTTGCAAAGGTTTTTGGTGGTATTGAGACTGCACATTTAAAAGAGAGAAGAGAAACAGAAAGTGAAAGACCATTAGGATATTGGTTTGGTTTTTTGAGTTCTGATGATTCAAAAGAACAAAAATTTAGTTTCCCAGAAGGAACAAATGATATATTAGTTAAGTGGTTTAATGATATCTATAGTGAAAGTTTCACACCAGAAGAAACGAAAATTGTGTGGAAAAATATATCTAAACATCCTGAAATTGAAGAAATTTCAAATCAGATATGGTATGAATTAGAAGCTTTATGTGAAGATAATGAGGCATGGGAACTATATTAAGAGAATAAAATAATGAAAGGAGACGAGGTTCGTGTACACAAGAAGGAATTCCTTACTCCAAGTAATTTATGAAATATATGGGTTCAAAATCTCGAATATCAAAGCAAGTAGCACCGATTATTCAGAGATATATTGACGAGAATAAAACAACAAAATACATAGAGCCGTTTGTTGGAGGCTCAAATATGATTGAACATATCAAGTGTAATGAGAAATATGGATATGATAATAATGAATATCTTATTGAGTTTTGGAAGCAGATTCAAAATGGTTGGAATCCGTTGGAAGTAATTGATATGTCTAAAGATTTTTACACCGAAGTAAAAGATAATAAAGAGAAATTCCCAAAACAAATTGTTGCATTGTGTGGTTTTTGTGCCACTTATAATGCAAAATGGTTTGGTGGCTATGCTGGTATAGTTCATACGAAAATTGGTACAGATAGAAATTATTATGATGAAGCTGTGCGAAATGTTCTGAAACAAGCAGAGAATATTAAAGATGTATTCTATGATTGTGTCGATTATAAATCAATTGATGTCAAAAATGCAGTAATCTACTGCGATCCTCCGTATGCAAATACAACAAAATATAAAGATGATTTTAACCACGATGAATATTGGAATTGGGTTAGAAAAATGAGTAAAAATAATATTGTTCTTTGTAGTGAATATAATGCACCTGATGATTTCGATTGTATTTGGAGTAAAGAATTGGTAACAACGCTTGATAAAAACAGTAGACGTGAAGCTATTGAAAAACTATTTACATATAAAAGTTAAAAATAAAATCAAATGAAACTCGCATTTCACAAGGAGGCAAAATATTGAGGATTGGTGACAAAGAAAATGTTAATGAAATCACACTCAGACATAAGGGCAGAGATATTAAATTTGAATGTTTTATCAAACCATTTCCTTACGCAGAAAGATTGGATTTAAAAGAAAAAGATCCAGTCGAGATTGTTTTTGATGATTTGACAGAAGTAGATGCATTAATTGATATGTTAAAAAGATTCAAACAGGAGTCACAGGAATATATAGGCGTTTGGAAGAGGAGTGGAAATTAAATGGATATTTATAATACAAAACGAAGAAAAATTAAATGTGTTAGAAACGATGATGACGTATGGGGTGGTGGCGGTGAAAATCATCACTTATTGGAAGTTGGTAAAGAATATACATTGGAAGATATTGTAGTTCATTCTTGGCACACAATTGTATATATAAAAGAGTTTCCAGATGTGGAATTCAATAGTGTTGTATTTGAAGAAATTGATTAGGAGGGAAATCATGTATCAGAATTGTTGTAAGAAGTGTGGCAGCGTTGCACTTCATATAGAAACAGAAGGTAATAATATAGGATTGTATTGTGATGATTGTGGTGCTTGGGTAAAGTGGCTCGGCAAGGATGAGTTAAGAGCATTTGAATATGCTCAGAAATCAAAGTTACCAAAAACAAGTTGTAACATTCCAATGCCAAAAGTAGCTGTTGTTGGTGCTCCTGGTATTATTGCAAAAATCAAATTATGTGGTGGTGCTTTTACAATTAATGTAGACGAAACAATGCAGTGGAAGAAACCAACTGATGAACAGATTAAGAATTTGCGTGATTTATTGTGTATTGATGTGGAAGTGTTAGGAGAATAACCATATGGAAGATTCAGTAAGATTTATGCTGCTGTACACTTCAATGCTATTATCTTGTAAAGATGAAGAATTGGCTGATTTTATTGATAATACAGCAAGTGTTAATTATGTTGGTGGGATTCCAATTGATTTACATAAATGTTCTATTGAAGAATTAAGAGATATTAGAGAAGGATTTGTGAAACAAGTTCTGGATCAAGCAAAAGATGAACTGGATAAATTAACAACAGTGCAGCCATTAAGATATAAGCCTGAATGTGATGGGCAAATTGATATATGGAATGAATTTCATAGATTAAATGGAATAGTAAGAATGAAAGATACTGTTGTTAGATTGGTTAAAGAAGGAGAATAATTATATGAGCAAGAAAGAAGAATGGATGGTTCATATTTGGGGTGGTGCATGGAATCACGATGCCAATCCATCCATCGAGAAAGATTTAGGTATAAAAGAGGGCTATTACTATTTTAATACTGAAGAAGAAAAGAACAAGTTTATTCAGTTAATCAGACAGGATAAATATGAGAAACAAGGACTGGCAACTGATTGTAAACATGGAATTATGACTCATAAGAGGACAATTTTTGTTGCCACTCTTAAATACAGGGACAAAACATTTGTCATTCATTATGACTTAGGATATGAATATCCAGAAGATAGCGCAATTTTTTATTTCACAGAAGGTAATTTTGGTTGTGATTGTAATAGAAGCCTTGCTATCAGATGGGAATATGGAGAAGATGCTATTCCTGAATTACCTTGTGGAGATGAGATTGAAATGACAGATTATCATGTCGAGTATCAAGATTAGTAAAGAATAATAAAAAGCAAGGTCTTAAAAATAAGGGCTTTTGAAAATGAATTTTGACTTGAAATTTTGGTTTCTTGGCTTGTCACGAAAACTATACAATATTCAGGACAAACAAGAGAATATAACAATGTAATTACAATTAAAGAAAGGAAAAACGTTCACATGTGAGTAAAGCTGCGCAGCTACTATTGGTGAACAAATTTGAGTAGTACAAATAGAAGTAATGCAAGAGATGAACATATTGCAGATTATTATGTCACTCCTATTAGTGATATTGAATTATTTTTAAAATCATTTCAAAAAGTTGTTCCGTTAAACTGGAACAATTCTATTATCGTTGATCCAACTTCAGGTGGTAATCCCAAAACAGACAAAGATGCATATCACCCTATGAGCTATCCAACAGCCATTAAGAATATTTATGGGGATTGTGAAATACATACATATGATTTACGAGAAGATAGTTTTGCTGAAAATAAGTGTGATTATTTAAAGGAAAAGTTACCTTACAAACCTAATATCATTATTACAAATCCACCGTTTGCTATTGCAACGGATATTATAGAAAAAGCGTTACAGGATGTAGACGATGATGGATATGTGATTATGTTACTTCGACTTAATTTCTTTGGTAGTCAATCAAGAGAATGGTTCTTTGAAAAATATATGCCTGAATGGGCTTTTGTACATCATATCAGAATTGGTTTTACAGATAAGAAAGATAAAGATGGATATACGATTTTTGATAAAGATGGAGTACCTAAACGTGGTAGTACAGATTCTATTGAATATATGCACGCTGTTTGGCACAAGAGTAATCTAAAGCCCAATTATACAAAGCTTGTATTGATTTAGGAGGGCGAATATACAGTAAATTAAAATTTCAATCTCTGAAATGCTCTAAAATCAAGGCTTCCAGAGGTTGAAAATCACAGTAAAACCACGTTTCTTATGGTTGTGAAAATAGGTGAGAAAAATATATTGGGGTTTAAATATTGAAGAATGGGAGTTTAAAAATAATTATGAAGACATCTATTTTCTGCTTCATTGTTTATACAATGCAAAAACTGAGTTATATGACAGAACTCTTACTGATATGAGAAGTAGGTATGATCCGACTGAAGCATTTATAGAGGGCTGGAATAGAAGTAGATCGAATTGGTATTCCAAGAAATTATACGATAAATGTGTGAAATGCATTGAGTTAAAAACAAGAGGTCATTTTGTACACAGACATTGGAAAGAATGCGTTTGGAAGTACGAAGGTCTTTCAGCACAAGGATGGATAAATTTATATCAGCAGTTGATCAAAGAAAATAAATACGACAGTTGGATATTGGAATATATAGAAATTGGAGAATAACAATATGAACAAGAGACAGAGAAAGAAATTATTTAAACAGACACTTATTAAGGTTAGAAAACTGCATCCACAGAAGGGTGATGTGATTTGTTTTCAGCCAGATTTAAATTGGATTGATGTCGAGACTATGTGTCAGTTTATGAATTTATACGCTGACAATAAAGTTTTTGGTGAAGCAATATTGACTTTTGTACCTGCTGATATTAAGCAGCTTAGACATAAAAAGGATGCTCAGATATATGTTGATAAATTACAAAGCATTGTAGATCAGATGGGAGAATAAATGATTAGTCAAGTTGAGTCAGAAAGTATAGATGTTGGTGAAAAGAAATATTATCTTGTAACTCCTGAAGGTCTAATATTTCATGAAATTCCATTTGAAGAAATACACAACTTAACAAGAGAAGTATGGGTATCAACCTGCCCTTGTTGTAGTGGAATTCAAGGATATTATTATTCAAAAAATGAAGCCAAACGAAATAGCAAATTTTGTATTCAATGTAGGTGTACTCATTTGTTTTTAGTAAAGAAATACAAAGGATATTATAAACAGAATGTGAATTTTAGATTATTAACAAAGGGTTATAAGGAATATAAGGGAGTTAAATATCCTTATATGAATATTCATGGTTAGAGGAATGAAGCATTTTCTTTGGAGTTTTGGAAAAATAAGAGAGAATACATAGGTGACGACATTAAATTATAAGGAGATATGTTTTATGCGAAGAAAAGATAAAAAATTTAAAATCCAATACAAAGTCGATGATAAGGTATTGTCTTTGAGGTTTGAGACAATACGGGATTTTTTAGAAACCGATTTCCCTAAGAATAATAATCCAATGTCACCTACAAACGATACGGAATTATTATCCGTAACTTGGCACAAGCAACCGCTATTTGAAAAATGTTTTAAATTAGGTGAAGTAAAAACGCTTTTAAAAGATTTTAATCCTACAAAATTACTTAGGAAAGAAATCTATTCAATAGAAGAAGTCAGAGATAAAGTAAAGGATGTTTTATTTGAGAAAGATAAAAAACTTGCAAAAGTTGATTTTGATGGAGATTTGATTAAGGGCAATAGCCAAAGATACCAAACATTTTTTACTAAAGGTTGTAAATGCGTAGTTTGTGGAATTGAAGGAAAATATTTTGCAAAAGAAAGACATTTACAGGATAAAAGTTATCATCTAAATTTGTATGCAGTTGATGATAATGGTGATGAAATTTTAATGACAAAAGATCATATTATGCCACGCTCAAAAGGTGGTATTGATGATATTAGTAACTATCAAACAATGTGTAAGCTTTGTAATGAAGCAAAAGGTAACAAATTAGAAGATTAAAGAAGAAAGGAAAAATAGAAAAGTTCCTATAGGATAAAGTGCGCACTACTTACTAAGGTAAGAGGAACTTATGTATTGTGCTTATATCACAACATTAAAAGGATTAAGAAAACATAGTAACGCTGATAGGTTACAGTGTGTAGAGGTATTTGGACAGAATGTAATTGTAGATTTGAATTATCAGGAAGGACAGAAAGTAGTATTCTTCCCATCTGACGGTCAGTTATCACTTGAGTATGCAGCAGATAATAACCTTGTCAGAAAGAAAGATGAGAATGGAAACAACATTGGTGGTTATATGGATGCTGAGAAGAGAAATGTAACCGCTATTAGACTTAGAGGTGAGAAGTCAGAAGGACTTGTATTACCTGTTGAAACACTTTCTAAGTATACAGATATTTCAAAATTAAAAGATGGCGATCAGATTACAGTTCTTGGTGGTCATGAGATTTGTCAAAAATATATTCCAAGAGGAAAAAATCGTTCAAGAGGTAATGGAAATAATTTAAAGAAGAAAAATAAGTTTCAGAAAGAAACAGTATCATATCCATTTTTTGAGGAGCATAAAGATACTGCACAGCTTGCATATAATATATCAGCATTTAAGCCAGGAGATACAATTTATATTACTCGTAAGCTCCACGGAACATCGGCTCGTACTATGAAGACTGTTAAGGTTACAAAGAAGAATAGTAAGCTGAGAAAGTTTTTACATATGAAACCAAAGGTTATAAGAGAAGTTTCTGTTGTATCTGGTAGCAGAAGAGTTGTGTTAAAGGATATGACAAAGAATGATGAATATTATTCTGATAATGGATTTAGAAAGAAGTACCACGATTTATTAAAAGACAAGCTTCCTGAAGGTGCTGAAATTTTCTATGAAATTGTCGGATATGTAAATGAAACAACACCAATTATGGGTTCAGTATCTAATAAGGGAGTTAAGGAAAAAGAATTTACTAAGAAATTTGGTGACACCACAACATTCTCATATGGCTGTGAACAAGGCGAAAATGAGATGTATGTATATCGAATGACAATGACAACAGCAGACGGAACAGTTGTTGAAGTGCCTTGGGAAACTGTAGAAGTATGGTGTGACAAGTTGGGCGTTAAGCATGTACCTGATTTAGAGAAGTTTATTTTTACTACACCAGAAGATTTGAAAGAAAGAGTAAATAAATATCTTGATGGTATGCCAGCAGATGAAATCGGTAAGACACATGTTGCTGAAGGTGTAGTTGTTCGTATTGATAATAGAGCAACATTCACAGCTTATAAGGATAAGGTGTTTGAATTTAAGGTAATTGAGGGGATTGCTAAAGATACATCTGATGTGCCTGATATGGAAGAAGCTGAAGAGTTATTCGAGGAGACTTTAAATGAATAAACCTACATTGTATATTATGTGTGGTTTGAGTGGTAGTGGCAAGTCAACCATTGCCACTCAGATTGCCAATGAGAATCCAAATACAATAATCGTATCATCCGATGCAATTCGTGAGGAATTGACTGGTAATTACGAAAATCAAGAACATAATGAAGAAGTATTCAAAATTTTTCATGATAGAATCCGTAAGAATTTGGAGAATAAAAAGAATGTAATCGCAGATGCGACTAATCTGACTATGAAATCTCGCAGAGCAATTATGATGAAAGTAAATGGTTTAAATGTCAGAAAAGTATGTGTAATTATTCCAAAGCCATTTGAACAGTGCAAAAAAGATAATCTACATAGAGAACATCCTGTACCTGACTTTGTGTTGGATAAGCAGATTAGAAAATTTCAGATTCCGTTCTACGAGGAAGGATTCGATGAGATTATTATTCATAATTTATTAAATGATTACGAACCAAATGATATTCCAGATATGAGAGGATTTGATCAGAAAAGTCCGCATCATACAATGAATTTATTTGAACACTGCAAATATGCATCAAGATTATTTTCCATAAAATATGCTTATCCTGCAAGATTCAGAATAGGTGCTTTGTATCACGATTTAGGCAAATTGAGTACACAAACATTTGATGAAGATGGGATAGCTCATTATTATCAGCATCATTGTTACGGTTCATATCAATACATGACAGCTATGTATCATGTTAATTCTGATGTTGTTTTAGATACATGTTTCCTCATCAATTACCATATGATGCCTTTTAGTTGGGATACTGATAAAGCAAAGCAGCGTTGGAAAGAAAGATTTGGAGAATATAAATATAAGATGCTTTTAGATTTTAACGAATGTGATAGAGCGAGGTAAGTGTATGTGTAACCGTTGTAATTATGATTCACCTGACAATCAGATATATGTTGATCCACTGACAAATGAATATTATTTGGATATTGAAACTTCTGAATGGGATGAATATGACGATGGATTTGTTCATCAGAAAGAATATATTTCGTATTGTCCTTGGTGTGGAAGGAAATTAGGAGAATAAAATAAAAGAGGTGATTTGATGAAATGTAAAGATTGCCTTTATGGATATGAAGACTTTGAAAAATATAAATCATACATTGACGAAGAAGATATTGAGAACTGTGTTTGGTGCGATAAAGTTGGTGGCAAGGTTTATTCTTTTGGTCATTGTAGTGATTGGTATGAACACGATGAAGAAAAGCATAAGAATCATTCCAAGAAAAAGAGAATGAATAAGCGTGAGAGATATTTAAGGCATCAAAATCATCTCAAATATTTAGAAAGAGTGTCGTGTAGATATCCTTATGCTGTAACATATAAAGATAAGATATTGATTAAAGGTTTGGGATATGTTGAAAATCCAAAACCATATTATAAAAGATGGTATAGAGGTAAAAGAAGCAGTTATTTGAAGCGACAGTCCAATAAAGCGATTCGCAGATATAAGGGTGAATTACACAAAGGTTATCAACATATTCATAAAATTTATGATTTTTGGTGGAAATTTAGCTAGGAGAATAAATATGAAGATAGAGCTAATCAAGTTAAAATTCAATAATACACATTCATACAAGTACAAGCCATTTAAACATTGCTGTGATGAAATCCAGAATGATAAAGCCATCATTTTCACAGATGAAGATTTAATTTATAGTGATGATTGTTGGGATGATGAAAGATATATTCCGAGATTCTGTACTTCATATACAGAAGTTATTACATCATATGAAGACGAATTTGTACAGACAGACAACTATCCAATTCAGTTTTGTCCGCACTGTGGTGAGAAGATTGGGATTGAAGTCGTAGATGAGATTGATGTATCTGAAAAGTATAATGAACTGACTAAGCAGCGTATTGAATTACGGAAGAAGTGTCAGAGAACAGATAGTAAGAAAGAAGAGTATGATTTAAGAAAGCAAGTTAGAAAATTAGATGACCAGATTAATGATTTTTATGAGTTGGGAGAGTGGAAAGGAGAATATTAAAATGGGAAACAGATTATTACTTGAGAATGATGTTATTAAAGCAGTTGATAGGCACACAAACAGATATGGCAATCTTGATGATGATATTAGGTGTATCCTTGAAGAATTAAAATCACCAATCCTTGTTGGTTCAAAGGAGGCAATAAATAACTTAAAAGTAGAAAATAAACCAGTACAGAAACAGAAGCGAGTTCAGTTATTCGAGAATGAAGATGTCGTATTAGAACAACGTGGTAATAGATATTACTTATCTTTGTATGACAAGGAAGGGAAATTCCAGCGAGAAGTTACTATTGATGTGAAAGATGATTATAAGGTTGGGCTTTGTAATGGGAAGTAAATTCAGGTTTCATTTGGTTACAAAGAGAGAATATAAAAACAAGGAGGTAAACAAAATTGAAAAGACAGATTCGTAGAGGTGTTTTCGAGACAAATTCATCAAGTCAGCATTCACTTTGTATCATGAAAAACGATGAACATTATACGCCAGACGAGATTTCTAAGGATTTTTATTTGTGGGATAACAAAGAAACTGGTGAAAAGGATTGCGAATGGCATATTTGGGATCATGATATGGAATTTGGCAGAAGTCCATTTAGAGCTTTGGGTAACTTTCATGATAAATGGTTGTATGCTTGTGCTTCATTAGTGCATGAATATAATGATGAGAATTATAAGAAACTTGAAACACTTGCATTAAAATATGTTCCTGGTCTTAAAAAGATTGTCATTCCTATGATTTCAGATTCAATCGCTGATAAAAATCATCCAGAGAATAAAGATAGTGAATATGCACAAAAGTATGGTAAGACAGAGGATGAACTTAATGAGTGGCTTGAACAGAAAGAAAAAGATTGGAAAATTGATACAATCGAATATTGGGAGGGAGATAATGGATATTTTCATTTTGATAAGCCATATACAGGGTATGTTGATGAAGATATGCTTAGTGGATTCCTCAAAAAAGAGAATATATCATTAGAAGAATATCTGATAAATAAGAAGTATGTTGTTATTCAGGATGGTGACGAATATTGTTATTGGTCAGATATGAAGAAAGCAGGATTAGTAAATATGGATGCTATTGATCATGAGTATCCAAGAGATGATTATGGAATGGAGGATTAAAATATGAAGAGACAGATTAGACGTGGAGTTTTTGAAACAAATAGCAGTTCAACACATAGTTTAACAATGTGTAGCAAAAAAGAATATGATGAATTTGAAAAAGGGAATATGTACATAGAAAGATGGGGTTCTCACAAACTGTATACAAAAGAAGAGATGATTGAAAAATTCAAACAAGCAGTGGATTGGAGAACAAAAGCACCAAAATATCCTGGCATAGATTGGAATAATGACGATGAATTTAATCGTGTTTTAGCAGAATCAGATTATTGTACTTCTGAAGAATATTGGAACAATGTTTCTGAAGAGTATGAGACTTTTGAAGAATCTTATACAGGAGCAAATGGCGAGACCGTATATGCATTTGGATATTATGGTTACAATTAATTAGGAGGATTTAAGAATGGAATTATTAGGAAGATATAAGAATGGTAACTTTTTCACTACTATTCTGAGTGATGGAACAAAGATCAGAGAAACAGAAGATGATGAGTTTGTACCAGCTTTTGCAGAGAATATGGATATAAAAATTTGTAATTTTTGCGATATGGGATGTCCATTCTGCCATGAAGGTAGCACAACAGATGGAAAATTTGGAGATATTTTGAATGAGAAATTCATTAACACACTTCATCCTTATCAGGAAGTTGCTATTGGTGGTGGTGATGCTACAAGTCATCCTGATTTAATTCCATTCTTGGAAAAACTCAAAGAGAAGAAAGTCATTGCAAATATGACTGTAAATCAGATTCATTTTGAGAAAAAACAAGAACTTATTAAAAAGCTTGTTGATGAAAAACTTATCTATGGTCTTGGTGTATCACTTGTAAATCCCACAGAAAAATTTATTGAACTTATTAAGAAATATCCAAATGCGGTCATTCATGTAATCAACGGGGTATTAAAGCCATCGGATGTAGAAGCTTTAGAGAATAATGATCTGAAGATGCTGATTCTTGGTTATAAACATTTAAGACGTGGTGATGATTTTTATTCAGAAGATCATGAAAACATTGTTGTAAAGCAGAATTGGCTATATGAAAATCTTGCAGATATTATTGAGAAATTTAAGGTAGTTAGCTTTGATAATCTTGCCATTGACCAGTTGAATGTTAGAAGATTGATGTCTGATGATGAATGGAATGAGTTCTATATGGGCGATGATGGCAATTTCACTTATTTTATAGACATGGTAGAGCGTAAATTTGCAAGAAGTTCAACGGCAGCATTTGATAAGAGATATGACGTATTGGATTCAGTAGATGATATGTTCCAGAAAATCATATCTGAGTAACTTCACAGGAAAGCAACATATCATTGGATTATAGAAAAGAGGTATCAAATGGATGATTATAAAAAGCTAATTGATTCAACCGAATTACAGAAAACAGTATTGAATTTCATTGGGTCTGAAGAATTTAACAAGATGGTCAATTGTTCAATATTCAAGGATAATCAAGAGTGTAAATCTGCCATTATTTACGGAATGTCAATCGCATCAATATTGGTCTGTGATTGTACTCCATTTTATATTAAATTTAATGAAGAAACTGATGAAGACGATAACAGACCACAATGCTGCATAGATCACGATAAGTATTTTTCAACATGTGACACTTGTGAGTTTGGAGAATAACAAAAAATTATAAAGGAGAATATTAAACATGGAAACAATTTTAAGATTATTAGCAGAGAACCCAGAAAGTTTAGGAGAGGTAGTAAAGACATACATTACAAAGTATAAAGAGCCTGTATATGATGTCCTGAAGGAGCTCATGATTATTGCAAAGGATTATTCTGAGAATACTGAATATCCTGCAATTCAGGCGAGAACCAAGAAGAATATGTTTGATGCATATGTAAATGTTGGTTTTACAGAGGATCAGGCGTTAGCACTTATGATTAACGATAATATTCAGCTTATGAAGAACATTCAGAAATCAGTTAATAATACTTCTGTAAAGAAGAGCAAGTAGTGGTTTCGAAGCAAACCAATCTTTCATTCGGAGGTGATTAACTATAAATACAATAACAATTATCATATTAACATTGGTAATTTATTCAGCAATTACAACCATAATCATAGAAATAACACATGAGAACGATGATGTTATTGGTTTATGTGCATTTGGAATTGTAGGATGCTTTTTGATACTTATATCTAAAATAATTTGTAAAATAAGAAATTATTTCAAATATCATTACAACAAGCGTTCTATTTTTATGGACAAGGATGGCAATAAAGTTATCTGCCATACAAAAGATGCTAACGATGTTAATTGGAATGAAAATTATAAATTTGTTAAACGATATGCTATTAAATCTGAATGGAATAAACTGCCAATGATTTCAGAAGATATATTAGAAAAGTGCAAAATTAATTGTAGTCACTGCAAGTTCGACAGAGAATGTGATTGTAGTTATCCATACATAAAAATTAAGTGCAAACACGATGAGTTTGGAACAGTAATTGAATTTGATAAATTTGAAAAGGCGAGATAGGAGAGCAAATGATTGATGTAAATCCAACTTCGCAGCGATGGCGAGAAATCTGTGAAATAACAGATGAAGACTCTCAAAATAGAGCATTGCGAAGATATGTATATGAATTAGAAAACAAAATAAATTCTTATGAATCTGAATTAAAAACACTCAGAGAAGAGAATAAACAAGTAAGAAAAGATATTTTGTCAATGAAGATTGTTCAGGATGCTATTAAGAAAGCAGAGCATGAAGAATTTAGCAGATGCAACACTAATTGGAGTGGTCTTCAAGGTGGATTTTGATTTGAAAGGAGAGAATAAACAAATGGGAATGTACACAGAAATCAATGTGTGTTTTGACTTGACAAAAGGCACACCAAAGAATGTTGTTGATATTTTATATTATCTTATAGATGGTAATGATAAACCTTCAGACTTACCTAATCATGAATTTTTTAAGTGTGATAGATGGGATATGGTAGCTTGTTGTGATAGTTATTATTTTGACGGAATGACCAATAGCAAGATCATGTTTGATAACATTTCAAAATGTTATAAAGTCAACATCAGAGCTAATTTAAAAAATTATGATAATGAGATTGATAGGTTTCTACATTGGTTAGCACCTTACATTGATACAGAAGGATTTATTGGATATACCAGATACGAAGAGTACGATGATCCTACATTGATTTATATTGATGATGGAGATGTGATATATAATGGCGTTGAGCAAGACGATAAATAATTGTTGATATTGAAAGGAGAATAAATGAGCAGTAGTAGTATTTATGGAATAAGAAAAGACTATACAGGAGAAGAAATATTTGAATATGGAAACTCATGGTGGTTTTCTCCTATAATTTGGAGCGTCTTACCAGACAAATATATTCATGATTACATTCAAACACCATTTGGTTTTAAAAAGGGAATTATTGGAATGGACGGAAATGATGTATGGACAAGAACTAATAAATCCATTAATGAGTGCGATAACACACCTGATAGGGTTTGTTGGGAGATGTCAAATCAACAGATTTTTCATACATCTGATAAACAGATTATTTCAGAGTCTATTATGCAATTCTTAAAACAAAATGATACTTATGATATATCAGAAGAAGATAACATCCCAGTTTTAAAAAGAGAACATATTATTGAGAGATTTACAGAAATAGCAAATGATATTTTATCAATTGATGAAAATGAATTTCCATATTTTGTATTTAAAAATACAACAGTTGATGATGGTGTTGAGAGATGGTTTGAAAAATATGACGAGGAATCTGATGAGTATGTTTCGTGTGCAATGTCAGAAAATACAGATGATTTTTATGCAGAATTTGTATTTTTCAAAGATGGAAAAATTAACAAATTTGTAAGTAACAAAGATTATCAGTTTGAATCATAGAAAGAAATTTTTCTTTCATTTGGACAGATTGGAGGTGTAAATAAATTGCCAACAAAATATAACCTTGGTGGCGGTAACTTGACTTTGTTCGATGCTACAGAAGAAACAGTAGGAATTAATAAAATATTAGGATTGGATATTGCTCAAATGCCAGATGCTTATGATATTCAATATGTAAAGATTGTTCAAGCAAGAAAGCATAAGAAAAAGAGAACAAATAAGAAGTGGCTTAAACGTTATGGTTACAAAAAAGTAATTGTTAATAGTAAAGGTTGGAATGTGAAAACGCACACCGATGGAACTGTTGAATTTGTGAAATAGGAGAATAACATTATGAAGCTGATTAACAAATATGCAAATTCAAGATATTCAAAAATGAATGAATATTATTGTGAAATCACAACAGAGTTGGACAAGCTTGCTGGACTTGATTCTAATGGACACTGGAAACATTATGTGCTTTGTGATTACGAGGATGGTTGTTTGCCTATCAGAATTCCAGGTGGAACACTTGGAAGTATCGAGTATGATGAGAATAAGATTATTACAAAAATTCATGTTTGCACTGATTATGTTGTGAAAACTTATCCTGATAATGTAAATGAACAGCTTCAGAAGTTTATTGGTCGGAAGATAGAAATTGGAGAATAATTATATGAGAACAGAGAATATAAAAGTAACATTTAAAATTCCAATTCCAGTTGATACACCTGATTTAAATGGTGTCATATATTCAAAAGAAGCAATTAGAAACGCTTATAAAAATGTAAATGATGTTCCGATTGAAATGCCATGTAGTGATGGTCAGTTTCTTCCTATTGGAGTAGCACAGGAAGTTGAGTTAATTGAAGACGAAGATGGTATGTATATTACAGGCGTTGGTCTTGTCTGGCATGGTGGCACAGAAGAAAGCGTTGAGATGGTTGATGGTAAAGTTACAAGTTTTCATGTAAGTGGAATTGGGATTTCTAAAGATTAGGAGAATAACTATATGGGACAGATAATTGATAAAACAGTATTACGAAAAGAATTATCTAAGCTGCCATCTGAAATGGGATTTGTAAGAAAGTCTGATGTAATGCAGATTCTTGGTAGACAGAAATGTGTTTACAATATAAAAGAAGAGAAGAATAAAACTCTTGATGAAGTTCTAAAGGCTTGTGACATTGAATGTGGATTGTACAGTGGTGATGTTAAAAATCTTACAAGACACGTTTTGATGAAAGTGTTGGATGGATTGAGAGAATAAGTAAGAGGGTACATTATGAAAATTATAGCAGGTAATTATTTTGGTAAAAATATTCAGTTTGTATGTAGATGCTGCAATTGTGTATATGAGGTTGAATCAAAGGATGATTGGAATGTTCAAATGATATTTCCTAACTATTGTAGTTCTAAATATAAAGTTCCTGAATATGAAGTAATTTGTCCTAATTGTGGTCATAGAGAATATCTTGGCTGTGATCAAGATGACTTGATAGGAACTGAATCTGAAAATTTACACTGTCCTTGGATTCCATTGCTAAAGAAGAGAGAAGATTGGAATAAACGATATAGAGTTGAGCCAATAAGAGAATAAATTGACAGGAAAGATTCGTTCTTTTGGAAATATGGAGGTAAAAAATGGAGAAATTTTATATTGTAACAAATGAAGATTTTTTAAAAGGGTTACATCGTGATGAAGTAATAGAAAAAAACAGAAGAGAATTTATCAAAGATTTTTTCAATCGCATAGGAATAAGTGGAAATCATTATTATATGCGTGGAGATGGTAATGTTAATGTTGCGTTTAAGGAAAACACAAAAAGTAATATTGAATTGTATATTGATGATGTGCAGGAAAATAGTGAAAAATTTGGTAATCAATTAAACAAACCTAAAATGTTTGAAGGTCAAAGTATGAGAAAGTTTAAAAAAGGTTGCAAAATATTAAAGCAATTTCAAGATGAATGTATTAAAAAGGAGATAGTTATTAATGCTTATCCTTTGAGGTGTGGAGACTACTTCGAAGAAACGGAAATGGGTGGCTATTCAAGAACAAGTTTTGAATACAATGGAAAACAATACTTACGTATGAGTACTAATCGCTATAATTCATTAACTCCTTATGAAAATGGTTTTGAAGAGATAAAAGGCAGTGAGTTTTATAAAGCATTTGAAGAATTTGAATCAAAAAATAAGTAATATCGGTTTCGTGTGGAGGTGAAACGAATGATAACACCATCAGTAATGCAAGGATTAACAAATGAAAATACAATGCTGTCAAGTGTTTCTATAGAAGATTTAGAAGAGTATAAGAAAAATGCTTGTAAAATTCTTAGAAGTCAGACGCAGTGTGCTACTGCAAAAATCGTAGAAGAATTGATTGATCAGGAAATTATGAATAGAAGAATTATTGAAGAGTGGAATAAAATCTATGAAAAATTTCCTGAATATGTTGGAATGTAGGAGGTGATACCAATAGAATTAGAGAATAATTCAAAACAGATTGAAGAAAATCTTAAAACTATACTTACATTAGAATATATGGGAATTCATATTGAAGACACAAAAGAGCAAGATTTTAAGCAGTTATATTATTTTTCTGTACCAGAAAAATCAACAATAGAAACAAATGATTTTCTAAATGATCAAATCAAGACATCAGACGGATTAATACAGGTTGCAAAAGATTTTTTAGCTGTGATGATTATTAGTTCATGTAAATCTGAATTTGATGATAGTGAAGAGGACGAAAAATTTTACGAAGATGTGGAAAATAATATTTCAGAATATGCTTTATTCTTTGCAAGGGTTAGACAAGGTGAAATATGGAATAAAGAAATGGGCAAGGTTGCTGTTAATAAGGTATTAGGGAAGCTCCAAAATCAGTTATATAAACAGGTTTAAAAGGAGGATGAATAAATGACTTGTAAGTACCCAATAACTAACAGAAGTTATAAATTTTGTTTAGGATGTAGCGATGCAGATTGTTGTGAAGATGCTATTACTTCCAACATTCCTATGCCAGAAGTTCAGTCACCAAAGAATGTTATTCCGTCTGCATCAGAAGCAAATAAGATGACAAATAACGCAATTGATAACTGCACTACGCAACAATTAGCAGAATTATCTAAATTAATTAGAGATGCGATTGCAGATGGCAAATTTTCAATTAGTGAAGATGGTTCTTTGAAACCTGAAACACGAAAGAAATTAGAAGAACTTGGTTATAAAGTCGAGACTGGTACTCAGTACAATGAACCATATTACAGTATCAGTTGGAGATAACGAAGTAAAGGAGATTTTAAAATGATGAATTTTGGACAGGCAATTGAAGCTTTAAAGAACGGTAAAAAGGTAGCAAGAGTTGGATGGAATGGTAAGGGCATGTTTTTGTATATGACAACAGGAAGTGTTGTTCATTTAGATGAAATGAAACCAGAAATAGCAAATTATTTAAGAAGTTTTTGTAAAGATAAAGGCATGGACGAAATTGAAATTTGCCCACATATTGATATGAAGACAGCAGACAATAAATTAGTTATTGGATGGCTTGCAAGTCAGACAGATATGCTTGCAGAAGATTGGGACGTGGTAGAGTAAAATAAGATACTATATATAGTGTGCGCTAAATGAATATACGCTATATATAGCGATAAAAGTACCAAGAAATTTCGATTTCTTGCGAGGAGGTGAGACTGGTTGGCAAAACGCCAAGAAACATTAGATATTGAAGCTGCATTACAAAAAGATACCAGAATCAAGAGAATATATGGTTGTGAAGAAATCACAATTGGTTTCTATAACAATGGTCATGGAGATGAAATAGTTGACTTTATGACAATGGACTCAAAAGGAATTATTAAATGTTATGAGATAAAAGTCACTATTCAGGATTTTAAGTCTGATGCAAAGAAATCATGGTATGGGCATTACAATTATTTGGTGGTTGGTAAAGAATTGTGGAATGAACATAAAGACTACATACTTGAAAATACACCAAAGCATATTGGAATTTTAGGCTCATCTCTTGGAAGTTATCGAAAATGTAAAAAGCAGGACATATCACAAGAACAATCAGAAATGTTGAAAGAAAGTATGATTCGTTCTATGTATTATAAAATGATTAAATATTACAACGCTTCAGACTTAGATGAAATCAAAAGACTCAATAGTGGTATTCGTAAGTTAAAGAAGGATGTTGAAAATTACAGAGATAGAGCAGTTAAAGCGGAAAATCTGATTTACGGTTACGAAAATTATAAAGCATATAATGACGGAATTGACGATTTTGATTTCAAAAAGGCTGTTGAAGCAGAAAAGAAAAAGTATTTGGATAATATAAAAGCAAAGAGAGGACAATTAAAATGACAAGTTACGAATTTGAAAAAGCTGCAAAGAATGCAGTGATTCAGACATTGAGTGAAAACATCAGTATTGACCAGTTGGATCTTGTGTGGTTTGCACATGAGTTAGGTTATAAGAAGTGTACTATTTGGGGACAGCCAATGGGTAACAGATATGCAGAAGTTACTTATAACAGAGATAAAGATGAGATGTATGTAGATATTTATCAGAAGATTATTAATAACAAGATTTTGTCTGATGAGTTCAATTTTGAAGCGTAAAGGAGAATATATATGAGTAATTTAAAAGAAAAATTAGCAAAAGGTGGCGTAACAGCAGTTATTGTCATTACAATTTTGGCATTCTGTTATGGGCTTAGTTGGATTGTTATATGTGGAATAATCAAGCTTATTACAATGTGCTTTGGTTTGACATTTAAGTGGTCTATTGCAACTGGTATTTGGTTGATTATCTGTATTTTAAGGTCAGTTTTTAATGTAACAGTGAAGAAATAGAGTCGAAGGAAACTGACATTTCTTTGGCTTTACAAACCTAGTGTTTATAAGGGTTTCAGAGGTCAAAAATTTCAAAAATGCTCAAATCGAGCAAAAATCCCTAATTTTCAATGATTTTTAGAGAATAATAAAAACGAGGTGCTGAAAACCCTTATAAATCAAGGGTTTTACAGTATCAATATCAAGAAACAGAGAATATAAGAATAGCAAGAAATCACTGTTTCATTGGGAAATTTGAGGAGGTGAGAATATGGAAGTAAGAGTTAGATTATCGGATGCACGTAATACAATTAAAGAATATGAAAACTTAGGATACAGATTTATCGGATCAAGACAAAATATTGAATATGTAAACCTTTTCTTTGAAGAAGTCCATATACCAAAAGAGAATAATGTAACAGATATAAAATTTAATATCGGAGATTTTGTAGAAAATAGAGATGGAAGAATTGGTTACATTTCAGATATATGTCATTGTGATGAATGTAAAAAGCGTGGGTTCTTTGAACCAACAATTCAGTATTCAGATGGTACAAGCGATTACATATCAAATTATTCTGTGAAATACGTTTCCAAAGACTATAAACAGATTGGTACTCAGAAGTTCGATAATGACTATTATGAGAAAGAAATTGAAAGATTGAAACATCAATTAGAGATGGAGAAAAGTAAAAGTGCTTATTGGAAGATGAAAGCCAATGGTGAAGAACTTGTTTTAATGGGTACAAGAGAAGGAATGATTCACATTCTTCGATAGTAACAGAGAATATACAAGTGAGGTGATATGTATAGAAGTAATTGAAACAAATCTAATCATTGATGAAAATAATTTCATTCGAGATCATCAATCAAGAGTAGTCGAAGCAGACAGTTGGGACGAATATTGTAAAGCACATAAGAATTATGATGGTAAAGCAGTTTTGTTCAAATCAAAAGTTATGAAAGGTAACAGCATCCAATCTAATTGTAAAATTTCAAATCTGAAATATGATGAAATGCATTTGTCTTGTAATATCACAAAATTAAAAGATAATGGAGAAGAAATCTTTACAGATAAAAGATTAGCATATCGAATAGTTGATCCGACTTAATCAAGTCAAAAAAATTCCAAAACAAATAACTGAATAGTGAATATATGAATGGGTGGAAGAACAGCATACCCTTGGGCTTTTGCGCTCAAAAATCACTGTTGAAGATAGATTTTCACATAAATTTATTTTCTGTGTTCCGTCCATTTGGGCGTTTAGATAGATTGTTTTATTAACAATATTTACATAAATTTTTTAATTTTAAGGAGGACAAGTAATTTGGCAAAGACAAAGGAAAGAAAAGCATTAAAAAAAGGTAAGGCAGTATTCAATCTTATTGGTCGTGTAAAAGTAACAGACAAGACATTTAATCTTGACAATAGTTATGACTCTGGTTGGACAGATAACAGTATGTATGTAGGTGTTGATTGTGGAAACGGCAACACAGTATATGCAGAGATGCGAAGTGGTTTCTTCCCTGATAAGGATAATGTCATTCGTGCGTATAGCAAGGATGAAAAGGATGATTCAGGAAAGAGTAAGTCAGTAGAGATTGCATGGGAAGATCGTCTTGATGAGTCTTTATATGACAGTATTTCAGATTCTTCTTTCTTAACAGTTGGTGTTGAGAAGGATGTTAAGGATAAGACTGTATATAAGAAGTTCCTTACAGCTTATGACGCAGTTGAATATCTCAATGAGCATCTTGAAGACGGAATGATTGTGAACGTAAAGGGAACAATGGGTTATAGCGAGTACGAAGGGAATGTATCTACAAAGAAGGAAATTACATCTATTGTTCTTTCAAAGGTTGATGATGAAGCAGATTTCAAGGCTACATTCTCACAGACAATCCTTGTAGATTCTAAGAGTATTGGAAGGAAAAATGAGGACAAGGGGACTATGGAGCTTTCTGCATATGTTGTTGATTATGTTGGCAAGCCTAAGATTGATGGAGAAAAGGTTGAGGTTAAGAAGAATGTTACATTTCCTAAGACATTTGAGGTTGCTATCAACGAGAATCCAGAAATTACAGCAAAGATGCTTCAGAGATTTTTCAAGCCTAAGAAGGGTAAGATTACTGAAATTACGGTTACAGGAAATTTAGTTGAAGGTGGTTCAGTAGTAAATATCACAGAAGATGACATTCCTGACGACATTAAGGAACTTATCGAAATGGGACTTTATTCAGAGGAAGAGGCTGAAAAGAAGTGTGCCGTAGGAAATGGTAATCGTGAGAGAAGAATGATTATTGTTAAGCCTGATATTACATATGTTGGTGATGGTGATGATAGAAAACCAACTGTAGCATTTGAAGATGGTAAGTATGATGAGGATGACCTGTATTTCTACGAACAGGCATTAAATGATGCTGGTGTAGAACCAAGTGATGATGGCGATTCTGAAACAGAAAGTGACAGCTCATCAGAAGATGATGATCTTCTTGCAATGCTTGAAGGTATGAACTAAAAAAATACGCTTGCCCTGTTTAATACAGGGTGAGCATTTTATCAAAAGAATATATACATTTTAGGAGGACAAAAAATTGGCATTTAGAAAAGCAAGAGAAGCAAAGATTGGTGGAAAATTTTTAGCATATGGTTATGAGGGTTCTGGTAAGTCATGGTTTGCTCTTACATTTCCAAAGGTTGCATGTATTGACTCAGAGACTGGTATTGCACACTACGAGGGCAAGGATATTACATTGGCAAATGGCAAGACTTACAACAATCTTATTTTAGTAGACGACACATCAGATCTTGATGATTTAGAGGATGATATTGACGAAGCAGTAGATTCGGATGAGATTCAGACACTTGACATCGACTCAGAGACTAAGTTTTATGCAACAATGCAGGTTGGAGCTACAGAAGTTGAAGAGAAGAAAGCTCGTAGAAAGGGTGGAGATGTTGACGATACAGTAGTTTCTCAGAGACAGTGGGGACGTATCAAAATTATCAACATGAAGCTTCAGCAGGCTAAGATTGATCTTTCTGCAAAGGGTAAGCATGTTGTGTCAGTTGCACAGGCAACAGAAGTATATGAAGGAACAGGTGATAACCGTAAGTTAGTTGGCATTAAACCTGATATGCATAAGTCAGTTAAATTTGATTATGATACAATTCTTGAGTTTTATAAGGAAGAGAATGGTGAGGATGTTCGTTATTTTGCAAAGGTTAAGAAGGACAGAACAAATGTAACTAAGGTTGGACAGATTATTGAGAACCCATCTTATGATATTTGGAAGGATTATTTTGAGTCAATGCATGATCTTGAGACAAATGAGACATCATACAAGAATGACTTAAAGACTTCTACAGATTCTATGGTTGACAAAGCTGAGAAAGCAGAAGAGTTAGCTGCTGAATTTAAAGATGTATTAAAGTCACTCAAGGATAACAAAGATGCTTTGCTTAAAGTAAACAAGCAGATGAAGGATAAGGATGTTTCATTAAAGAATCTTGAAATGCAGTCACCAGATACTCTTACAGAGTTAATTGATTTTGCCAAGTTACAGTTAGCCTAATTAAAATTATACTCCGACAGGTTAATTACCTGTTGGAGTTTTTAAGAAAGGATGATTTGGTAAATGAGAAATATAAAAAAGAAAGATAATGAGCAGTGGATTGAACTATGTGAGTATGTAAAGAAAGAGATTCTTGAATACGATGATAATATGAAATTTCCACAGTATCTCGCATTAAAGCTACAAGGTATTAAACGTGGCGAACATATAGCGAATAATAATCATGAAGCAAAAGCTAATTATGATGATTACACAATTTTATGTACCTTTAAGTTATGTAAGAGAAAAATTGTTACATATTTACATGAAAATGAAAAGAAAATCAAAGATGAAAAACATAAAATCAATCTTATTATGAAAATGATTGAACCTGAAATCAACGATGTATATTTGAGATTGCAGAATGTTAAAAAGACTGAGGAGAGAGTTGAATCTAAAGACTTCAATAATCAGAGTAAAGAGAATGCTGGATATGTAAAAAAGACTAAAGAGACAAGTGATAGAATGAAGAAACTGTTTTGAGGAGGTACTAATTGGCTGAGAAAAAAGAGAATAAAAAATTAACTCCTTATCAGGAAGAAGTATTAAAATGTGCAAAACAGATTCGAGAATACAAGATAATAGCAGAAGCTAATATAGTTGCTATTTTATATAAACAACCAGAATTAATTTTTGATTATACATTGCAGCTTGAAGATTTTAGTGAAAATACATGGCGAGTCTATTGGCAGATTGCAAATGACATTATTGTAGTAGAAAAGAAATCAGTATTGGATGATATGACTGTTGGTTTATATCTTGAAAAACATCAAAAACTCAAAAAGGAATATGAGGATTATGGTGGATATGAAACTATTGACAAAGCCAAAGAGTATGTAAATATCAACAATATGGATGGATATGTTAAAGAGTTATACAAGTGGAAAACAGTTTTGGAGATGTTAAAAAATGGATTTCCTGTAAATAATCGTATCAATGAATTCTGTGATATGTCTTTAGATGAAATATATGAAGAATATGAAGCAATGTTAAATCATATTTTCATCAATGCAGATGATGATGTACAGTCATATTCATTGGCTGATGGCATTTATGATTTAATTGATGAGTTAGATGCAGGTATTGCAGTTGGTCTTCCTTATAATAATATGGATATTCTCAACAAGGAAACTGGTGGTCAGTTACCTGGCAATATAACACTGATTGGTGGATTATCTAATATGGGTAAAACCACATTAACAAGATCAATGTTAATCCCAAGCACGATTAAATATGGGGAAAGGCTTGTCATAGCTGTAAACGAAGAAGGAATTCGTAAGTGGCAGAGAGAATTACTTGTATGGGTTGCAAATAATATCTACAAACAAGACTTACAGAAGTTTGTTGTAAGAGATGGTAAATATTCAGATGAGACAAAAGATTTGTTAAAGAAATGTGCGGATTGGATTGTTGAAAAATCTGAGAATAATATGCTTACTCTTATTCCATTTAAAAGATATAAGACTCAGAAATTCATAAAAGTTCTAAAGAAATATGCAAATCTTGGTGTTAAATATTTCATTCTTGATACATATAAAGCCGATTCAGGCAGTCGTTCCGATAAAATGTGGTTAGATATGCAACAAAATATGGTTGATATTTACGACACTATTAAGTGCAAAGAAGAAGGTGGCTTGGAAGTCCATGTAACTATTACATTCCAGTTGGCAAAATCTTCAGCACGTCAGAGATTTTATAGTCAAGATAATATTGGTATGGCGAAAAGTATTGTCGATCCTGCAAGTACATGTTTAATGCTGAGAGATGTATTTGAAGATGAGTATACAGGTGAGAAAAATGCTTTAAAGGTATATAGATTTGATGGAAAAAACAATAAATCAAAAATACCTGTCAAACTGGACGAAGGCAAACATTATCAGCTTATATTTATTTGTAAAAACCGTGAGGGTGCTGCAAGTAGTATACAGATTGTATGTGAGCATGATATGAGTAGAAATATACTAAAAGAAGTTGGTTTTACTTCTGTCCCAGTTGATTTTTAAATTTGTGATGGAGGATAAGGATGGGTGCAATACGAGATTTATCAGGTCAAAGATTCGGGAAATTGATTGTATTAGAAGTTGATAAAAATGAAACGAAGAAACACAAAGGAAGAAATGTTTATTGGAAGTGTTTGTGTGATTGCGGTAATTATAAATCAATTGTATCAGGGAGCTTGACTAATGGTACTACAAAATCGTGTGGTTGTTTAAAAATTCAAAGTAGCAAAGATAGAAACAAAAAATATAATACTTATGATTTATCAGGTGAATATGGTATTGGATACACATCTAAAGGTGAAGAGTTTTATTTTGATTTAGAAGACTATGGCAAAATTAAAGATTATTGTTGGCACATCTCAGGAAATGGATATGTGCAAGCACAAAAGCCTGATAAAAAACGAATAAATCTTCATTCACTTATTCTTCCTTCAACAAATATTGTAGATCATATCAATAGAAATAAAAATGATTGCAGAAAGTCAAATTTACGAATCTGTTCTTATTCAGAAAATAATCGAAATAATGGTCTTAAGAAAAATAATACATCTGGAATTATAGGTGTTAATTGGAATAAAACACAAAACAAATGGCAAGCAAGAGTACATATGAATGGCAAAGCAATTCATTTAGGATTCTTTAGTGACATGACAGAAGCAATAAAAGCAAGATTATTAGCTGAACAAAAATATTATGGTGAATTTGCACCTCAAAAACATTTATATGAAAAATTCCTTGATAAAGGCGGTGGTCATAATTAATGCTGGTGAACTTAAAGAATACATTATAGAGAATAATTGTGTGGAACAAATTCTTCTTGCCTTAGAGTGTCACGGAATAAAAAGTTATCCTACTGAATGGAGAGCCGCCTTGCCACAAGGCAATAATAAAACTGCTATATGTGTAAAGAAAGATACATTATCAGTAGCGATTAGAAGTTCGGAAGAAAATAAGCGTGGAGATATTTTTACATTGGTTATGACAATAAAGGGTATATCTTTTGGGAAAGCTAATAAATATCTCCACAATATTTTAGGTTTGAAATATTCATATAGTAAGAGTGACAACAAAGATAATAAGAAAGATCCATTAGCAATCTTCAAAAAGGTAAAACGCCAAAGATACACAATTGATAAAGATGTTCCAGTATATGATGATTCGTGTATGAAAGAATATACGGATTTACCTTATATTGATTGGGTTCGTGAAGGTGTTATGCCGTTTGCTTGTAAAAGATTTAATATTGGATATTCATATGATAGAAAACGAATTGTTATTCCTGAACGAAAATGGGATGGGGATGACAATGAATATATAGGTATCAGTGGGAGAACTACTGTACCAAATTATGAGATGTTTGATATTCCGAAGTTTTTTAAGTTATCCAAAACATATCCAAAAGGAATAAATGTATATGGGTTAAATGAGAATTATCAAACAATTCAAGAGGCTGGTTATGCAGTCGTTTTGGAAGCGCAGAAATCGGTGCTTAAAAGGTATTCACGAAAAGATGGTACGGCTGTTGCAATAGGAAATTGTGAGCTTACAGAAGAACAAGTTAGGATACTGATTAGTTTAAATGTAGAAATTGTAGTGGCTTTAGATGAAGGAATTGATATAAACCATATTAGACAGGAATGTGATAAATTTTATCCTATTAGAAAAGTAAGTTACATATATGATCGTTGGGATTTGATTAAGAAAGGTAGCAAAGACAGTCCTGCTGATATGCCAAATAAAGTATACAGTTTCCTTCTCAAGCATCGTGTTTTATATGATGAGTCAGAAAGGAGAAAGTTAAGAGATTGGCAAGAAAAACATCTAAAGAATTAAATGAAATATGTAAGACACTTCGCACTAATATATTATGGTCATGGTCAAGGTATCATTGTTACAAACAAGATAGATGGGAATATTTTTTGAAATACATCCTACACAAGAAAGAAGATAGAACAAATAGTATTTATTGTGTATCTGGTGGTAATGTACATGATATTATTGAGCAGCTATATACTGGCAAAATTAAATATGAGGATATGCCAAATTTATATGAAGATAGCTTATTTACAATGAATTGTGCAGAACTCAAATACAATCGCAGTGATTCTGATAAAAATGATGCAATAGCAAATAAATATGAAAATTGCATTAGACATTTCTTTAAAAATCATAATCTGATTACTTTTCCACATAAAGTTGAGCATTTTATTACAATTAAAATTTCTGATGATATTTATATGCAAGGATATATTGACATGCTTTATATCGAGTCATACAAAGACGAAAATGATAATGAGAAAAAACGTGTACATATTGTAGATTGGAAAACATCTACACGTTATCAAGGCGCAAAAATTGACGCTGAATGTGGTCAGTTGGTTATTTATGCTGAAGGTATTAGACAAGCATTAAATATTCCATTGGAAGATATTGTATGCGAATGGAATTTCTTAAAATATGTCACAGTTACCATTGAACAGAAAAATGGTAAGAAAAAAGATAGATATATAGAAAGAAATTCTATAGGCGAAAGTCTTATCAATACGGCAAAGATATGGCTGAAAAATTTCGGATATGAAGATGATACTGAAAAATATATTGATGAAATGGTATTAAATAATAACATTGATTGTTTACCAGACGAAGTTAGAGACAAGTTTGAGATACATGATTGTTATGTGCAGATTCCATTAACAGAAGAGAAGATCAATGATCTAAAGACAGATATCATTAGCACTATTTCAGAAATCAACGAGAAAGAAAGAGAATATAAAGATAGTGAAGATGAAAATATCTTTTGGCAAGAGGTTACAGATGCAGATGCTTTTAGATTGGCAACCCTATCAGGATATTCAAGATCATTACATAAACCATATGATGAATATTTGAAGGCTCAGGAATTATTTAAGAGTGGAGAAGAAAACGAAACTGATAATGACGAGGAAGATTTATTGGCATTTGTAAATAGTTTATAAGAATATAGGTAGGTGAAAAATTGAGTAATTTAACAGTATTACATTTACATAGTATGGATTCTAACCCATATAGCGGTCTTGAAGTTGACTCAATTACACCTTTTCAAGCTTATATTGATAAAGCAAAAGAGGAAGGAATGAAAGCCATAGCTTTTACAGAGCATGGCGCAGTCCTTCATAATATTGCAAAAAGACAAGCTTGTGAAAAGGCTGGATTAAAATATATCAATGCAGAAGAATTTTATGTAACAGAAAAAATTGATATGGATAATTTACAAAGAGATAATTACCATTGTTGTTTATATGCGAAAAATTATGATGGAGTATTGGAATTAAATAAACTTTCATCAGATTCGTTTAACCGTAATGATGGGCATTTCTATTATAATCCGAGAATTACTTTAGAAGAACTCGAAAATACATCTGATAATATTCTGGTTTTAACAGCTTGCGTAGCAGGTATGTTATGTAAAGGCACTAAAGAGGTGCAAGAGAGATTTTTAAAATTTCTTATTAAAAATAAACACAGATGTTGGTTAGAAATACAACCTCATAATTTTGATGTTCAAATATATTACAATCAATATTTATATAGAATTTCACAGAAATATGGAATGAAACTAATTGCTACAAGTGATGTACATGCAATTGACAAAGATCATATGATGGGCAGAGCTGTAATGCAGAAATCCAAAAATGTAAATTTCCATGATGAAGATGCATGTGATTTATCATGGAAGTCTTATGGTGATATGGTTGCTGCATTTGAACTACAAAACGCATTGCCAAAATCAATATATCTTGATGCAATAGAGGAAACAAATAGATTTGCAGATGCTATTGAATCATATGAGTTGGATTATAGTAATAAATATCCAAGATTATATCCTGATGCTGAGAAAGAATTTAAGTCACGAATTGTAAATGGTGTAAAAGAACGAGGTATTAATAAACTACCTAATTATAAAACAGAATACATTCCAAGAATACAAGAGGAATTAGAGACTTATAAGCATAATGATGCAATTGATTTTATGTTGCTTGATTCAGATTATAAGAATTGGTTGCTAAAAAATAATATGCACTATGGATGTTCAAGAGGTTCTGTGTCTGGTAGTGAGATTGCATATTTGATTAAATGTACTGATGTTGATTCAGTTAAATATAAACTTAACTTCTCACGATTTATGAATCCTGAAAGAATGTCATTGGCTGATGTAGATACTGATATTTACGCAGAAGATAGATATAAAGTGCGTGAGTATCTATTTAATAAGGAAGGTTTGTATTGTTGCAATATTATTACTTTTAATACAATTCAGTTAAAAGCAGCGATAAAAGATGTCGGTAGAGCATATGGGATGACTCCTGATCAAACCCAAGAATTATCAAATATGGTAGAAACTGATGATAAAGGCAGGGATTATATGCCAGAAGAAATCAGAGAACAATATCCAGAAATGTTTAAATATATTGATATGGTAATCGGAACAATTACATCACTTGGCAGACATGCAGCAGGAATTGTTTGTAGTCCTACAGATATAAGATATGATTTTGGAACATTATCTATTACATCAGATCCACGTCCTGTAAGCCAAATAGACATGCACGAAATTGATTCTTTAAATTATGTAAAGTTAGATTTGTTAGGATTAAATGCTGTTGGATTAATTGATGGTGCTTGTAAACTTGCAGGTATAGACTATTTAACACCTGATAAGGTTAATTTCTCAGATGAAAATGTTATTAACTCAATAGCAAAAGATACTACATTGATATTTCAGTTTGAAAGTGGTTTTGCAAGTGATTCATTAAAAAGAACACTTAGTAAAGAAACCTTGGAGAATATTAAAGCACAGAATGATAACATCTCATATCTTGATGTCATGGCTATGGTCAGTGGTGCTATTAGACCAGCAGGTGAATCTTATAGAGAACAGTTATTCAATGGTATTTACAAAGATAATGGCAACGAAGCACTTAATAATTTCTTGAAACCTACGCTTGGTTATTTAGTATATCAGGAACAGATTATTGATTTCTTACATGACTTCTGTGGATTTACTATGGGACAAGCAGATATTGTCCGTAGACATTTTGCTAAAAAAACAGGTACTGAAGCAGATATACCTATTATTGAAAATGGTGGATATATGGTAGATATTCACGGTAATAAAGATGATAGATATATTCCAGGATTTATTGCAATTGCACAAGAGAAGTATGGAATGACAGAAGCTGAGGCAAAAGAAACTATAAAATCATTCTTGATAGTAATCGAAGATGCATCTAATTATTTATTTTCACGAAATCATTCCGTTCCATATAGTATGATAGGTCTATTTATTGGATGGTTAAGGTATTACCATAAGATTGAGCTATTAACATCAGCATTGAATGTTTATGTAGACAATAATGAAAAAATGTCAAATATCAAAGAATATATCAAATCACAGGGAATAGAAATCAAAGGAATAAAATTTGGCAAATCCAAAGCACAGTATTTTATGGATAAAGACGAAAATGCCATTTATCAAGGAATCTCTTCTATAAAATATTGTAATGATCAGATCGCAGACGAATTATATGAATTGTCTAAAAATCATTATGATAATTTTGTTGATTTACTTTCTGATATTATATCAAAAACATCTGTGGATGATAGACAATTACATATTCTTACAACACTAAATTTCTTTTCTGAGTTTGGCAAGAATAAATATTTACTATCAATTATTGATATGTACAATTTGTTAGGAAAATGCAAGACATTGAAAAAAGATAAAATTGCATCACTGAACATTAGAGAAGAAGATGTAAGAAAATGTGCAGAGAAAGAGACACCTAAACAGTATAGTAATGTTGATAAGGTCAAACTTGTAAAACTAATAATAGGTGGTTTGGAGAATAAAGCTTTATCAATAAAAGAACAGATTGTATATGAGCAAGAGTATCTTGGAAATATAATGTACAAAAATCCGAAAGCACCAAAAGATATGTATTATGTTCTTGAGTGTAAGTTCTATAAGGATAAAACAAAACCATACCTTATGCTTTATAACATGAGAGATGGTGAGTATCTTAAAACAAAAATCACTTCTGGAAAATCATTTATTGAATCCCCATTTATAGCAGGTAATGTCATCAATGTAAAAGAATTTGGTGAAAGAAATAAAATGAAGAAGGTTGGTGGCGATTGGATTAAAACAGATGAAAAAGAGAGAATAGTAAAGAAGTGGGACGTATATTAGAAGGAGATATAAAGTTGGATAAAATAATTGAGTTTAAATGTGTACCAGAAAGACCTGTATATAATTCTACTGACTTCAAAATATATGGCGTTTCTGTCAATTCATTTGAATATCCTGATGTACAGATTGGCAAATATGGCACAGCAACTATTAAAGGTAATATTTCAGAACTTAATCTTGGAGTTGACTACATTGTAAAAGCAAAGGAGGTATCCGATTCTCATGGAGTCGGATACGATGTAATCAATATTAAAAGAGAGAAACCTACTACATTAGCAGCAACAAGAAATTTCTTATATGAAATATTAACACCAAATCAAACGGATGTATTACTTGAAGCGTACCCTGATATTGTAGATAGGATTATGAATAACAGATTAGATGATATTGATTTGAATAAGACTAAAGGAATCAAGGATTATACATTCAATGTCATTAAAAATAAAGTTATAGAAAATTTCAAGTTAGCTGAGATTGTTGAAGAGTTCAGAGGTTTATTCAATCTTTCAACAGTAAAAAAGTTGTATGACAAATATACATCAGTAGATAAAATCAAGGAAGTTATCAGAGAAGAACCTTATCAATGTTTATGTAGACTTGGTGGAATTGGTTTTAAGACCGCCGATTCATTATTACTTACCCTTGATAAAGATGGCAAGGAATGTCAAAAAAATGGAAAGAAACCAGTATTGTTTTTTGGATTTGATTTGATTACATCATACCAAAGAGCAAAAGCATGTGTAGACTATTTACTTGATGAAAATGAGAACAATGGCAATACATATATGCATGTTGGTGATTTGAAGAAACGGTTTGATGTTTTAGTTCCAGAAGCAAAAAATAATTTGCCACTCATATTAAAAGGTGAGAATGATGTTATATTTGATAGAGAATTATTAAGTGTATGTAAAAAAGAAACATATGAAACAGAGAAATATATATCAGATAGGATTAAAGAAGGATTACAAATACATACTAAATGGGATTGTGATTGCTCTAAATTTCAAGAACTTGACGGATTCAAATTAACAGACAATCAGTGTAAAACTTCTCAATATATGTGTGAAAACAACATAGTTCTTTTAGTTGGTTATGGTGGTAGTGGTAAATCATCGAGTACACAAGCATTTGTAAATATGCTTAATGCATATAACAAAAGACACTTACTTTTAGCACCTACTGGTAGAGCTGCAAAGGTATTATCAGGATTTACAAATGAAAATGCCATGACAATCCATAGAGGTCTTATGTATATGCCACCTGCCGATTGGGGATTTAATGAAGAAAACAAATTACCATATGATGTAGTAATCGTAGATGAATTTTCTATGGTTGATATTTTCTTGTTTAGAAGATTGCTTGAAGCTATTGATTTTGAAAAGACTAAATTACTTTTAATTGGTGATGATGCACAGATTCCTTCAGTTGGAGCTGGTAATGTGTTATATGACTTATTGAAATGTGAAAACATACCTACAATTACGCTTGATAAAGTATTCAGATATGGTAAAGGTGGTCTTTCAACAGTTGCTACAGATACAAGAACGGGAACAGAGTATTTAGATAAAACAAAAACTGGTATGCAAGTATTTGGAGAGGATCAGTCATATATATTTATGCCGATTCTTCAGGACAAGCTTGTTGGATATACAGTGAAATTGTATCAAACGTTATTATCTAAAGGATATACAGTAGATGATATCGCAGTTCTTTCCTGCTATAACGTGGGTGATTATGGAACAGTAGCATTAAATAAAAAGATACAGAATGCAGTTAATTCTAATCCAAAGGAGAAAATTACATTTGGAGATACAGAATTCAGATTGAATGACATTGTAATGAACTATGCTAATGATTATAAAGCAATTATCTATAATGAGGAATATATTGATGATAAAAATACAACATTTATTGCCAATGGTGAATCTGGTAGAGTTGTAAAAATTCTAAAAGATGCAATGGTTGTTGATTATGATGGAACGCTTATCTATATCCCAAAAAGTTCTATGAAAAATATTCGATTGGCTTATGCTATCAGCACACACAAATCTCAGGGTGGTCAGTTCAAGGTGGTTGTTTTAATTACGCCTAAAGCACATACCTTCATGTTGAATTCCAATTTGTTATATGTAGGAGAAAGTAGAGCAAAAGAAAAATGTTATCACCTTGGAGAAATTCGTACAGTAAATAATGCACTTAAAAAGAAGGAAAATTTCGATAGAAAAACAATGCTTCAGATATTTATGAAAGCAGAATAGGAGAATATATGAATAGTAAGTCAAGCATTTTTGATTCGATTTTAAACACAATTGAATCAGAAGATATTAGAAAATTTGCAGAAAGATGTATTGAAACAATCCCAGATTATTTTTGGAATGTGGGTGCGTCAAGTACGGGAAAATACCATCCTCAATATGCTCTTGGTGATTTAGGATTGGCAAGACATACATGTGCTTTGGTAAGATTCTTAAACCATATTTTTGCGATTGATTGCTTTGGTAAGAATTTTACTCAAAGAGAGAAAGATTTAATGAGAGTTGCAGGGATGATGCATGATTCACGAAAAAGCGGAAATGATGATGACTTCACAAAAAATAAATATACAAAGTTTGACCATCCTCTTTTAGCAGCTAATGTTATTCGTGAGTTAAAAGGCAATGAACTTCCTGACGAAGAAATCGAAATGATTGCAACTACAATTGAGAGCCATATGGGTGCATGGAATACTGATAAAAGAAGTTCAACGGTATTGCCATTGCCTAAAAACAAATATCAGACGATTTTACACTTAGCAGACTACCTTGCAAGTCGAAAAGATATTGAAGTTCTATTTGACGGATTTGAAGCACCAAAGAAAGAAACCGTTAAGTTAGAGGATTATGTTCTGAACTTTGGGAAACACAGTGGCGAGAAGCTTGTTGATGTTGCTCAGTCAGATCCAAGTTACATATCATGGGCTAAAGAAAATATGAATAGAGAGCCAATTAAGAGTTTACTAGCCAAGCTATAGAGAATAATACAATAGAGGATTTCTGGAATGCCCATAAATAGGGCGTTTCAGAGACTTAAAAAGCCAAGGAAAGACGGATTTCGTGAGTAGGTGAATTATGAGCAAATCAAAGGAAGAAATAAAAAAAGAAATATATGAGTATTTTTCATATATGCAGCAAGAAAATAACAAATCACTTTTGGGTGGTATGGCTTGGGATGATATTAGTTGGCATATCAAGTATGCAGAAGACAATGAAATATCAAGAACACAACTAGGTTTTGATTTCCCTAAATTGCTTGGACATCTGATTATTAATGATGAAACATATGAAAAGAAAAAGAGAGAATATACTGAAAGTATTGAGACTTATAATCATAATGCAGACTTATTAAAAGCTAATAAATGGAAATATAAGCTAGTCGATGATTCAGAAGAAAGCAGACGACATTTGGCTGATACATATATTCAGTACGCAGAAAATTGTAAAGAATTACTAAAAGACATAGATGTGTACCACAAAGAATATTTGGATTATATGAAAAGTAATAAACAAGAAACGACAGTTTCTTTGGAAGATTGGAGGTAAAAAATGGACACAATTGTTGTAAATTTGTTTGGTGAACCATCAGCAGGTAAGAGTACCTGTGCAATGGATATTACAGCACAATTAAAAAGACACGGTATCAATGCTGAATACGTTTCAGAGTTTGCCAAAGACAAAGTATATGAAAATAATGGAGAGGTATTCAAACATCAAGAATATTTATTTGGCAAACAATCATTCAAGATGGGTAGAGTTAAGAATAAAGTGCAGGTTATGGTAGTTGATTCTCCATTAATCTTGTGTGCTGTATATAATACTGACAAAGTGTTGGGAGAAGATTTTAATAAGACTGTACTGAATGTGTTTAATTCATACAATAATAGAAATTATCTACTCACAAGACACCATTCTTATGAAAACGAAGGGAGATTCCAAAATGAAGACGAAGCAAAAGAAGTAAGAAAAGAAATTATTGATAAGTTAAATCAGTACAATATTAAATATGAAGAAATTGCTTCTACAGAATCAAATTGTGAATACATAGTAGAAGAAGTTATGGAGGAAATCAGAAATGAACAGTAAAGGACATTTATTTATTAGTTTAGGAAAATCAGCAATCAGAGTAATTGGTGGAATTGTAACATTAGTGAATGGTTCGATTATTCCATTAGCAGTAGAAATTATTGTTGCTGAAGTTGGTGGTGTGTTAGAAGAATTAGTTGATGAGAGATAGGTTAAGTGATAGATTCTTACGAAAATTGAGGAGGTGTAAATGAAAGTAGTAAATCTGATTAATAAATTAAATGAAATTGGATATGACGAAAACACAGAGCTGACTTTTAGTTGTGTAGATGGAGATTCGGGTGAATGTTATAATATTCCATTTGAAGAAATTTATTTTGGAGAAAGTTTAACTGGTGCGCCTTATAACAATGAAGTAATTGATATAGGTTTGGATGTTGATTCAGTAAAAGATTATATCCAAGCTAAATCTGATGGATATATGAATGATATGATTAATGAATTAGAAAAAGTTTTAAGTAAACATGATCCTTGGAGAAATTAAAGTAATAGGAATCCATTATTTCTATACAATTTTTGTTGCATTTCTTAGAGCAATTCGCTCATTGTTTCACAAGTAAAAAGAGAATAAATAATCAGGAGGTATATTACTTGCAGATAAGAATAATATCATTCAGTGATAATTATGAAGGGTATAAACTTAAAGGATATGCTGACATAGATAATATAAGTGAATTAATAAAAACACTTTATTATATGAAAGAAAATGACATACCAATAACAATCAATACGGAAGATATTGTTGATACAGAAGGAGAAGATTACTACATAAAAAGTTTTAGTGTCGTATTCCCTAAAGTTGGCGGTGAAATTATTCCTCATATAGTTATCTATGTGGAAGAGGTGTAAAAATGAATAAGAAATTATTACTGATAATTATTATCATCTTACTTATTTTAGGTATATTTATCAGCTTATGTATGAGTAAAATGATTTTCAATTTGATAATGAATTCCAGTATGCCCAATTGGTTAAAGTGGATAATACTAAGAAGTTATTAAGGAAGTAGGTGAATACATGGAATGGAATGTATATTTTTATGACTTCAACAGAAATGAAATTATTACATACAACATATTTAGACATTATAGGTTTAATGAAGAAGTTCAGAAATTAATTCATAGTAAAATTGATAAGATGGAATTCAAGGAAAAGCTAAGAAAAGAACTCATGTATTGGTTTTGGTCAAAATGTGAATATGAAATAGTTATATCACCTTGGGTTGGTAGAAATAAAGAAGAAGCTGAAGTTAAGATTGATATACATGATCAGGTAATGTTGAATTTTAATAGATTCGTTGATTACTGTTGGTCATTTAAGGAGAAATTATAATGAAATTTTTAATAGACGAAATGCCTTATTTTTCAAACGAATGTCCATTCTATGATGCAAGTATAGGTGGTATATGTAAGTGTGATGGGTGTATATGTAATTATATGTCTTTACCAAGTCAAGAAAAAAGCGAGCAAACAGAATGTAAATGGTTAATTCAAAAGGAGGAAGAAAAAGAATGAAGTTTGAGAATACAGAAGCTTGGGGATTTGAACATAGTCTCCGTGGAATGAGAAATCCTATGAATAGTCACAGCAAAAGTGACAGTTATTATGATAATAATAATTATATTATCGGTGAGAACGATTTTGGACTTGCACAGAGATTAATTAAAGCTGGCTCTGAACACAGAAAATTTATGCGACAGATTTTTGTATCGGTTGATATTACAGCACCTCTTTATTGGTGGAAAGAATTTGATACTTATAAAGTAGGAACAGTTGCGAACTCAACAAGTACAATGCACAAGCTCGCTACAACACCAATTACATTAGATTGTTTTGAAATTGATGATTATAACAGGAATTTATCTCTTGCTGATAATCCAAAGGATGATGACGGGTTAGATAATATTTCAACATTTGAAGAGGATATTATTTATATATTAGAAAATATTCGTCAGAAATACCTTGAGACAAAAGATAAGAGATATTGGAAAGAGCTTATACGTTGGCTACCTGAATCATGGTTACAGACAAGAACAATCACAATGTCATATGAAAATGTTCGTAATATGTACTTCCAGAGAAAGAATCATAAACTTACAGAGTGGTCTAAGTCATTTATAGAGTGGGTAGAATCGCTTCCATATGCAAAAGAATTAATTACATACGAAGGAGAGTAAATGGATAAATTTGACATAGTAAAAAGAGTTAGAGAACTTAATGCTGCATCTGAAGCTTATTACAATAGTAGTAAGCCGATAATGTCAGATGCAGAGTTTGATAATAAGTTAGAAGAATTAAGACAGTGGGAAGAAGAGACTGGTATCATATTATCAAATAGTCCAACGCAGAATGTTGGTGCAACGACTTTAAGTAGTATTAAAGAAGTTACTCATAAAACACCAATGCTTTCACTTGAAAAGTGTCACAGCACAGAAGAGATTATTAAATTTGCAAATAATCATAATCTTGTGGCTTCTGTAAAGCTCGATGGTTTAACTGTACGTCTTACTTATAGAGATGGTGATTTAGTTTTAGCAGAATCAAGAGGAAATGGTGTAGTTGGATCTGATGTGACAGAACACGTTAAACAGTTTACTAATGTTCCATTACATATTAATAAGGAAGGAACTTATATAATTGATGGTGAAGCATTAATTAAATTAGATGATTTTGCAGAGATTAACAAAAACGGAGAATATAAGAATAGCCGTAATTTAGCAGCAGGTACATTATCAAATCTTGATACATCAGTTGTAAAAGATAGAAAATTATCTTGGTATGCTTGGGAAGTCGTAGAAGGTGCTAAAGAAAGCAAGTCATTTACATTTTCACTTATAGAAGCAGAAGAATTGGGATTAGATGTTGTTCCTAATGTTAATCTAGGATATTCAGAAATGGATATAGAAGAAGTTATTGAGTATTGTTTTGATAAAGCAAAAGAATATAATCTTCCTCAAGATGGTGTGGTATTTAAGTTTGATGATGTTGAATATGGGAAGTCTCTTGGAAATACAAGTCATCATTTTAGAAATGGTATTGCCTATAAAGTGTTTAATGATTCAGTAGAAACAATATTAAAAGATATTGAATGGAGTTGTGGTAAGACTGGAATTTTAACACCTGTAGCAATTTTCAATACGGTAGACATTGATGGTAGTGAAGTAAGTCGTGCATCATTACATAATATTAGTATAATGGAAGAAATTATGGATAGTCCTTGGATTGGGCAAAAAATTGGTATTTATAAGGCAAATTTAATTATACCAGCAGTAAGATGGGCAGAACAATTAGATTATGATAATCAGAATAGTTCTAATAAACAATTTCTTGATATACCATCTGTTTGTCCAATATGCGGAGCTTCTACAAGAATTATTAAGGATAACGATTCAGAAGTTCTTTACTGTACTAACGAAGACTGTAAAGGACGATTACTTGGCAAACTTACACACGCCGTATCTAAATCAGCTTTTGATATTTCGGGGTTATCAGAATCTACTCTCAATAGATTAATTAAGTTTGGTTGGGTAACTTCTATTAAAGATATTTATCATTTATCAGACTATAAAAACCATATGATTGTACTTGATGGTTTTGGTAAAAGGTCTATTAAAAAACTTCTTAACTCTATTGAAGAGTCTCGTAATACAAATCTTGAGCGTTTTCTTTATGCTTTATCAATTCCATTACTGGGCAAGTCAGCAAGTAAAATGATTGCAGAAGCAGTTGATTGTGATTTCGATACATTTATTGATGAAATGACAATCAAAGGTGCAGAATATTTTAGATATTTACCAGGTATTGGAGATACATTAATAAATTCACTTAATACTTATTGGAAAGAACACTACTCAGAAATAATCCAATTAGCAAACGAATTTACTTTTGAAAAACCTAACTTAATCTTAGATGAAATCCCAAATACATTACAAGGTAAAACATTTGTGGTAACTGGTTCTGTCAATCATTATAAAAATCGTGATGAATTAAAAGCCGATATCGTTGTTCATGGCGGTACAGTCGTAGGTTCTGTAAGTTCTAAAACATCTTATCTTATTAATAATGATATAAATTCTACATCGTCTAAAAATCAGAAAGCAAAATCGCTTAATATCCCAATTATTTCAGAAGAAGATTTTTTAAAAATGATTCAGTAATCAGAGAATATTCTATTGAGATTAATCAATCTCATACTAAAAGAAAGCAGGTGATAAAGATAAGTAAGGTAAGAAGATTAGTAGCAGGATCGCTATTAACTGCTTCAGCTTTAACTTGTATAGTCCCCTTATGGGGACAAAATAATATACAAACTGCTAAAGCAGCACAGGAAGGTCAGTACATATATTCAAGAGTATTTACTGATTTAAAGAAGAATCTTGAAAAAGAAAAGACTCGAAAAGAGTTAGAAGAAAAAGAAGCTATGGAACAAATTATCGCTAGGGAATATGAGAGTTTAGAGAGCGAAATTGAAGAATATTTGAAAAAATATACAGATTATCCTGTTCCAGATAATAAGCCCTTTAAATCCTATATGGACGCTGAAACTATTAAGGATAAAAGCTCAAAGCAATATGCTATGAAATCAACATTTCTTCTTGATTATAACACGGGAATATATATGATTGGTAATAGATATGCTTGTGCTTTAGGTTCATTCTACTCAACTGATATAGGAACTGAGTTTGATATTGTCTTAGAGAGCGGAGAAGTTATTCCATGTGTCTTAGCTGATGTTAAAGATGATGAACATACAGATTCTCTTAACCAGTATACAGTTGCAAATGGTTCAATTGTTGAGTTTATAGTACATACAAACACACTCATTCCCAATATCTCAAATCGTTGGGGTAATACAGGAGATGTATCTAAGATAGATGGATTTGAAGGTGAAATAGCTTATATAAGAATTTATGAAAAGGAGTAGTAATTATGTTAGAGACAACAGCGGTTATTACTTTAGACACTATTCAACGAGTTAAGAATTTTGTTGAAATAGTTACGAAGTATGATGAAGAAATAACAATTAAGTCACACAGGTATGAAGTCAATGCAAAATCAATCATGGCAATATTTTCGTTAAACTTACTTGAACCAATTAACGTGTGTCTATATTGCGATGATTCATCTGTAGTAAAAAGATTTGTTGATGATATGAAAGGATTTGAAAAAATATGATTATATTGGTAGGTAAATCTTGTTCAGGAAAAGATACGGTGGTTAAGGAATTAGCGAAGATGGGTTACAACAAGATTGTAACTTGTACTACACGACCACCAAGACCAGGTGAGATTGATGGAAGAGAATATCATTTCTTAGATAAGATGAATTTCTTAACCAAGATTGATTGTGGTAGTTTTGCAGAGTACAGAATATATAAAACCGTCTCAGGAGTTTGGTATTATGGTTCATTACTTGAAGATTATAAGACATCTCATTCAGTTATTATTCTTACACCTGATGCTTTAAATAAAGTAAGGAATAAGATTAATGATAATGTAACGGTTATTTATATTAAAGTGTCCAATAAAGAAATTAAGCGAAGAATGCTGAATAGAGATGTTGATAAAACTGAATCTAAAAGAAGGTATAAGGCTGACAAAAAGGACTTTAAATATATATCTAAAAAAGTTGATTATATTGTACATAACGAAAGTAGAACAGCTTTTGAGACAGCATTAATATGCAAGGAGTTGGATGAAATTAAAGAAGCGAATAACAGAGAAAAATCAGAAGAGGGACAAGATCTATTGCAGTAATAGGACTTGTCCTTATATGGAATGTGTAAGGTATTACAAGAATATTTCATATAATGTGTTAATTCTAAGAGAGAATTATAAATTGGACAAGAATAACAAATGTTCAAATATATTATTAGATTGGAGTGATGATGTATTATAAAACTTTATTGTGATTTTGACGGAGTTATTGTAGATACAATCGCTGCGATATGTGATTTATATAATGAAGATTTTAAGTATTACAGTGATTATAAATATATTTTATCAGAACAGATTAAGACTTGGGATTTTGAAGAACTTGACTGTGCAAGTAGAGAATATATAAATACATATTTTAATCAGCAGCGATTCTTTGATAGGTTAAAGTTCATGCCACAAGCCTATGAAACTTTAAGAAAATTCGCCTTAAAAGGTGAAGTTATTATTGTCTCTTCTGGTTATAGTCCTAATCTTAGAGCAAAGGAAAGATGGTGTAAAGAACACCTTCCATTTTGTCAGTTTATTGGGGTTAATTTCAAAGAATATAATGATAAATCTCATATAAATATGAATGGTGGCTTATTTATTGATGATTCTGCACATAATCTTGAGACTTCTAACGCAGAAACAAAGATTTGCTTTGGTGAAATTTATTCTTGGAATAAGGAATGGAATGGCAAGCATTGTTGGGATTGGAATATGATTCATCAGATATATAAAGCAGAATTGGAGGATTAATTATGTTAAGAGAGACTACAGAAATTAATATGGATAATATTACTACTGGTGATTGTATTGAATTGTTTGAATGTAAGAATACAAGAGTCGTTATTAATGATGGTAATGTTATTGGATTTGAGGAGGAATAAATATTGAAGGTAATTAAAAGAGATTGTTCAGAAGTTAATTTTGATAAATCAAAAATATCATCCGCAATTCTTAAAGCTATGAAAAATGGTTCGGGTATTGTAAAACCAAAGATTGCGAAAGACATTGCAAATGAGATTGAAGAAGAGTGTAAAGGTAAAGACGAAGTAAGTATTTCTGATATTGAATCAATGGTTTATGATAAATTGATTACAAAGAAACAGAGACTTACTGCAAAAGCATATGAAGGATATAGAAGTATTCGTGAATTTCAGAGAGAAAATGAGAATACAATAGATACAGAAATCACAGAATTGTTGAGTGGAGAAAGTGACTATTGGAATAACGAAAATTCTAATAAAAACCCAAGACTTAATACAACGCAGAGAGATTATTTAGCAGGAATTGTAAGTAAGGATGCATCAAGAAGGTATATCCTACCACCTGAGATAGTACAAGCTCATGATGATGGATTGATTCATGTACACGATCTTGATTATCTTATTCAGTATATGAACAACTGCTGTCTTATTAATCTTGAGGATATGTTACAAAACGGTACAGTAATTAGCGAAACATTGATTGAAAAACCACATAGTTTTTCTACAGCATGTACAGTTGCAACACAAATTATTGCACAGGTCGCTTCAAGTCAGTATGGTGGACAGAGTATATCTTTAGCACATCTTGCTCCATTCGTAGATATTTCAAGACAGAAAATTAAAAAAGAAGTAGAACATGAGTTATGTGACATTGCTAATACTTTTTTAGAAGGAAAAGAATTAGAGAACGTAATAAATAAAATTGCGGAAGAACGCTTGAAAAAAGAGATTGAAAAAGGTATTCAGACAATTCAGTATCAAATCACAACGCTCATGACAACTAACGGGCAAGCTCCATTTATTACATTATTTATGTATCTCAATGAAGCGCATAATCAGAGAGAAAAAGATGATTTAGCCATGTTAATTGAAGAGGAACTTCGCCAAAGTTATCTTGGTGTGAAGAATGAAGAAGGTGTCTATATTACACCTGCATTTCCAAAAGTTATTTATGTTCTTCAGGAGGACAATATTCATGAAGAAGATAAGTATTGGTATCTTACTGAGATGGCAGCTAAATGTTCTATGAAAAGATTAACCCCTGATTATATCTCAGAAAAAATTATGAAAGAGATGAAAGATGGTAACTGTTATCCTGTAATGGGATGTAGAAGTGCTTTAACAGTATGGCATGATGAAAATGGTAAACCAAAATTCTATGGACGTTTCAATTCTGGTGTTGTAACTGTATCATTACCAGATATTGCATTATCATCAGGTGGAGATTTCAATGAATTTTGGCGTATATTTGATGAACGTACAGAGTTATGTCATAAAGCGTTAAAGATTAGACATCAGAGATTACGTGGAACAAAGTCAGATGTTGCTCCTATTCTTTGGCAACACGGAGCATTTGCAAGACTTAAAAAGGGTGAACCCATTGATAAACTACTTTTTGGTGGTTATTCAACTTTATCCCTTGGTTATGCAGGACTTGCTGAATGCGTTAAGTATATGACTGGACATTATCATTGTGATGAGGGTGTTGGAGAAAAATTCGGTCTTGAAGTAATGCAAGCATTGAATGATAAATGCTCTCAATGGAAAAAGGATGAAAATATTGACTACAGCTTATATGGCACTCCATTAGAGGCAACCACAGAAAAGTTTGCCAAAAAGCTTAAAGAAAGATTTGGTGTTATTGAAGGAGTTACAGATCGTACATACATCACAAATTCTTATCATATCCCAGTATTTATACATATTGATGCCTTTGCAAAGCTTCGTATTGAAGCTAAATTCCAAAGATTAAGTCCAGGTGGAAGTATTTCATATATCGAGTGTCCAAATATGGAGAATAATATTCCTGCTGTACTTGAAGTAATGAAATTCATTTATAACAATAATATGTATGCTGAATTAAATACTAAGAGTGATTATTGTCAGAAATGTGGATGGAGTAAAGAAATCAAACTTATTGATGAATGTGGTAAGTTGATTTGGGAGTGTCCCAATTGTGGTAATAGAGATGTAAGAACTATGGATATTACTCGTAGAACTTGTGGATACAAAGGTACGGCACGTAATGGATGGAATCAAGGTAGACTTGGTGATATTCATGATAGAGTACCACATCTTGACGACATTGAGGAGGAATAATATGAGATATTCAAGTATGCGTAACCTTGATATTTCTAATGGAGAGGGAGTAGGAGTCTCCCTCTTCGTTCAAGGTTGCCCATTTCACTGTTTTGGTTGTTTTAATTCTGATACATGGGACTTTAATGGCGGTAAGGAATGGACAGAAAAAGCAAAAGACAAATTCATAAAACTTATTAATAGACCATATATTAAGCGAATATCTTTCCTTGGTGGTGAGTGTTTAGCTGAACAGAATCTCGATGAAATCTTATCTCTAATCAAACTAATCCGTAATTCTTTTCCTGAGAAAACTATCTGGTTGTATACAGGATATAATTTTGATCTTTTAAATTCCAAATATAATGAATATAAATATACTCCATTTGCAGCAAATGCAGATGAGTGGCTTACACGATGGGAGATAATTTCCAATGTAGATGTACTTGTTGATGGAGAATATATAGATGAGCAGAAAGACCTATCATTAAAATTCAGAGGTTCAAAAAACCAACGAGTGATTGATGTAAAACAGTCTCTCGCTCAGAATAAAATGGTTTTATATTGTGATTAATTTAAGGAGTAATTAAAGAATAATTATGAATGATAAAGAAGCGTTAGTAAAATTAAAAGCATATCTTAAATGCCAGAAAAGACAGGTTAAGGGTGTTCATGAAGATTGTAATAATAAGAAGTGTGACAACTGCGATTTATGTTATATGCAGGGAACTACAGGTGAACATATTGAAGCTATTGAATCAGCAATACAGTCACTCGAAAGCCATAAAAGAATTATCAAAAGATTAAAAAAAGAGTTAAAGCTTGCTGAAAATGTAGAGGAAAGAGCTGTTAGGGAAAATCCCTTACAGTTTGACCGTATTAAAGGATATGTAGTAGGTATTTATAATGCCTTAGAATTTGTAAAAAATGATGGTAAGGAAGAATAATGAACAAAACAGATATTCAAAAAGGTAAAATGGTTTATTATGCGAGAATTCTTAAGCCCGTAGGAATATATGAAGTATGTGACTTATATGTGAGAACAGTTAGAGATGACTACTTCGTTGGGACAGATAAGCGTGATAAACATGCTTATCTCTTTTCCTATAACAAATTGGATAAGACAATATTTAAGACGAGACAAGAGTGCTTAGATACTGTTTTAGAAGCAGAAAAGAATGCTCCTAAAATAAGTGATGAACAAGAGTATGAGGAATATTAATAAGAGAGGTGAATAACTATAGGATATTTATACGATAAGTTTAAAGGAAAATATAGAATCTTATGTCCTGTAAATAAAGATACAAACGATTTTAATCGTAAGCTCAATGGCACATTAGAAGATATTGATTGTTATATATCTTGTCAATATGGTAACAAGGTATTCTATTATGGACATAATACTTTACAAGCATATATTCCTTCTTTAATAAGAGGACATAATATTATTAAAACAATTCAGCAATCTGATCCGTCTCTTATATTTAACATTGAAGAAACAGATTCTGAAATTCTATTTAAGTTCAAATATGTCAATTCAGACAAGATAATTCCATTATTGAAACCAAGAACAAGTGGTGCGTCTATAAGCCCATTTTCACCAAAGAATTTGCCCCGAAATAAAGACTTTAAAATACCAGATGATAAATTGACACAGTACAAAGAAATCGTGTCTAAAATTCCTTCTGAGAAGCTTTTAACCCTAAGCAGAATGACACATTCTTATTTACAAACTTTGATTACAAAGAAGAACACTTGGGAGAATATTAAATCAGATATGAGACTTAAATGTGTCAAAGGTAAGGAATATATCTACATGATTGACAAATGGGACGAATATCTCAAATATCTTGAGAATGAAATTAAGGAGATGTAGCGATGAGTGAAGTAAGAAGAATTAAAGTTAATAAATCTGTAACCAAAAATAAGTTGCTTGATTACGGATTTAGATATAAGGAAAATGGTGATTATAGATTATATATTCCTGTATATAAATGGAACGATAAAACAACCATATATGCGTATTTTTATATAAATATGGAAGAGAATATTTTTACTTATGATATTCAATCAGAAGGTTCTACATATTACCCATACTACAATAAAACAAATAGTAAAGTGAATAGGATAATAACAGAGAATATTAACACAGAGATAATAAAGCTAATCAAGAAAGGAATTTTAAAAGCGTATGAAAATAATTAATATTAAGAAAACAGATGAGAATGCAAAGATCCCTATATATGGTAGTGAATTTGCAGCAGGTGCAGACTTATATGCAGTAATACATAATGAAGAAAATAGAGTGGAGATTCTTCCTGGCGAAACAGCTTTTATTGACACAGGAATTGTGATGGAAATACCTAATGGATATGTCGGTCTTGTTTATGCTAGAAGTGGTTTATCTTGCAAGCAGGGATTAGCTCCTGCCAATAAGGTCGGGGTGATTGATTCAGACTATCGAGGTAATATTATGGTTGCACTATATAATCAGAGTAATGAAGTAAGAACGGTATCTGAAGGTGATAGAATCGCACAGATTATTATTCAGCCAGTAGAACAGTTTGGATTTAAGGTAACGGAAAATCTTAGTAATACAGTTAGAGGAAATGGTGGCTTTGGTAGTTCGGGAAAGGCATAAATATGGAGAAGAAAGAAAAATTATTATATACTGTTAAAGAAGCAGCTCAATTACTTGGAGTGAATGTACATGTGGTGTACGATCTTATTAAAAAGGGGTTATTACCAGGATTAAAACTAGGTAGTTTAAAAATAAGAAAAGAATCTCTTGAAGAATTTACACAGAAATATGAAGGGATGGACATGTCCGACCTTGACAATATAAAAGAATTAAATGTTGTGTAATTAAAGCAGGAATAGTATAATTAATACTGTTCCTGCTTATTTTCTATGTAGACTTCTATAACACGATAAAAGTCTACGAAAAGTCTACACTAGAATAAAACATTTGTATTCATTGATAAGCATAATATAACACAAAATAACATATACCATATCGTGTTAAGCCTTAATTTATCAGCATTCCAGAACATAATACAACATAATAAATTAAGAAAAAATAATAGAAGCTAGGTATGGGTAATAACCCTATGGTTGGTGCTACTGTAGCTGTAGCTGTTTCCATTGAGGAAGCTGCTAAGAACGGTAAGTTCTAATAAAAAGTAATTGACAAAATATTGGAGAGTAACAGGTGATAAAAACCTGTTGCTCTCTTTTTTAATGCTTGACTTTTAGTGAAAATGTGGATATTCTTTACGGGATATAAAAGAATGAGAGATAATGAAAGGAAGATT